ATAAAGTGTCTATAAATATTATACAAATCCTTACACAAATCCCCAATCCCAGATTGCATTTCTATATATAATATACTAATAAATAGTGGCCATTTGGGGCTGGGGATTTAAGGATTTTGTGTACACAATTTGAGGCTATTGGGGTACCTGGGAAGTAAGGCCTTAATGAACTATTGTGATATTGAAAGGTAGTGAGACATGATAGCTATATAGCTGTAGAGTACTGTGGGGTGTATAGTGATTGGGAAGGATTACCCATGCCTTGTGCCTTTGGAAAAAGGCACCTTCAAAGGGGGGATATAAGTATATTGATTATGTATGTTACTTGGTTAGCGTTATTTGGATTTAGTATTATATGTATTGATTAATATATTGTGTACTGGTATATTATTTTTGTTTATATTGTTTTGTTTTGGGTAGGGGGTATATGTATTATGTACACAGAAATAGGATCCCCTGGATATTGAGGATCCTATTGGTTTTCGTTATATATTTGTGTATCAATTAGAATGAATTAGGATGTCCTTTATTTCTTTGTTTTGGGTGGGATGAGTACTATGAGTATAAGTACTTCACTATCTCCCAGAGTGTCTGCTTGGTGAATTGAGATTTGATTGGTTTGTAGATCTCTTTACCGAATGAATTTAGATATCTGATGTATAGTATCTCTCTGTCTGAATAGTAAATATTATTACGTTTGATCTCCCATTTGAGTCCAATGATTACGAGGTCGAGATATGTATGAATGTATACCTTAAGTTCTTTATAATCTCTTGGTACCTTACGTTCTATCAGTTCCTCTAGAGTAGTGATAGTGTAATCTTTAATTGTTCCTTTTATCATGTTCTTTTTGAGCTAAGAGGTTTGACATTAAGTGATTTATCATTTTATCTAGGAGTTCTTCTGGGATATCATCAGGATGTAGGATTTCCTTATGGATGCCTCCTGGAACTCTGTATATGAGTTGGAAGTAGAATGATGTTCCTTCGTTATCCGGTTTATATTCTATGTATAATACCTGGATAACATTTTAATGAGTACTGGTTCCATTGATTTAAATGGTTCTGAGCACCAGAATGTACCAGTAACTTCGTAATAATGATCAATACTAAGCTTTACGAGATTAAGGAAATGTTTTACCTTATCTGTTTGATCTTCTAAATGTTTCATATGATGTCTATGTATAAAGGGTTTGTACTGTTACCATCTTCGAGTTTCTGTAATAACTCGAGCATTGTTATAATATCTCACATATTAGAATTGTCCTGTAAAGTGATAAATAAATGTATATGTAGTATCATTCTGGTGTACTTCCAGAGATTCTTTATCTGTGTAAAGAATAATATGTTCTGTTTCTTGTGCAGATGGTTCTAGAATATCCCAAATGGATTCTCCATACTCCTGAGCAAGATATTCGTTCAGGTGTTCAATAATAAGAATGTATCTATGTTCATGATTTTTGAGCCAATCTGTAGCAGATGGGTTATCTACTGATTGGAAGGTTTTAATGATAACCTCTTCCTCATCTGGTGTTGATACATTTACATTAGTGATGCACTTTGATGGTCGAACTAAATTATTGTTAATGAGAGTTTGAATAACCTCATCATATACTAGCTTAAGTGAAGCAATCTTTTCTGTTACGTTAACTACTTTCATAATTGTTATGTTTTATGGGACTAGGATTATCCTAGTCCCGGTTAATATTACGGCATTGTTATTACTATAGTGAAATATTCTGGAGCTTCCATATTACCTATGAGAAGAGTGATACCAGTAGTTTCATGAGTTCCCAATGGATTGAGATAATCGAAATCCTTAAAGATATTCTTCGACATGATATTAGGAGTTATAATAGGATTCTGTGCATCCTGAATGTATACTGGAACTGGTCTCTTATGATAAATAAGGTGGATGAATCCTTTGTCCTGGATTGTATCTATAACGTTAACTGCTTCTAGTTTATAGTAAGAGTTAACAGTTTCCATATTCTTCAAGCAATTAGCAATGTTCTTGATAATGCGTGAATCAAGTGGATTATCAGTGAACAAATTGATAAATGTTAATGGAGCAGTATGATATACTCCAGCATAAGGAGAAGGGAAATTAATATCCAACTTCTGAACGTTTGAGAATGTATTAACCATAATTGTTATATTTAAAATGTTTGTACTGATGTTACTGTAAATGTGTATTGAATATCGTTTCTACCAATGATAGAAATAGCAGTGCAGGATGAAGAAAGTGAGTCTGTGCAAGTAAGATCATTGATGTTTGCCCAGCCTTCCATAAGAAATGATTTATCTTTTGTGATTCTATCCTGTTCCATTAGTTTAGCTTCAAATGATAATACCAATACTGCAGTGCAAAGTTCTTCATTAGAAGTAAGCATTACGTTGATGGAAATGTTCTTTGCAAGTTTAACTTCCTTTGATGCAGAACCTTTAGAGAAATATTCTCTAAGTAAAGCTGCTGTTTCCTGTTGGAAATAAGAAATCTGATATTCCTTATTGTTTGTGGAAACCTTGATGTCCTTTTCTTTGATATATGTTACCATAATTTTGAAATGTTAGGGAGGATAGCCTCCAGTTATTATTAATTTTATTTATCACTGCAAAGGTACAAAAATTATTTTAAATACACAAATATATTATATACTATTTTAATATTTTCTTAGGATCTATAACTTGGATAGGTAAGGATCTAGCAAAGCTTGGATTTTGGAGGCCTGCTCTAATCATTACTAATAGATTTGAATCGCATTTATCTAATTCGAAAGTTTCAGTTCCAAGATGGGTTTTGACTTTAACCATAGTGGAATTCATCTTAAGGATATAGATATTGATAACCTTACCTATATTAATATGTATAGGATTATTTTTTTGTTGCGATAAGTCTTTTAACTGTACCCAACAGTTGAATGTATTCTGTCTGTTTCATATTATTCTAGAGTATGGATTGCTAGAGTTAATAAACTACGCCAGTAATAGAATAATTAACTCTAGCAACCTAATAACTATTTCTTATCTTTTACTAATTTTCTACCACACATAGGGCAAAATTTAAAACCAGTAGCTCTATCTTTAAAATCTGGCGAAAAAGATCCATCGCATAACTCATCATCCCAAGAGTTATAATATCTATCAGATTCATCATAGCTATGATAACCACCATTAAAGTAAAATTTACCATTTTCCTTAATATGGATATCTATATTCATGCTACATGGAAAATCACAATCTTCATCTAACTCCAGGTTAATACTAGGATTAGGGTTATAAATTTTAAAAAGTTTACCATCAACTCTTTTAAAACCTAACTTTTTAACCTGTTTATCAGATAAAAATTTATAACTCTCTGGCTTCTCATAAAGCTTTAACTTTTCTGGCTTATATTCACAATATCTACACATAACTTTATTTCTTTAAATGATTAATGTGATTTAATACTTGCTCTCTTTGCTCTGGAGATAATCTACTGAGGATATCATTAATATCGGTGCTGGCCTGTTTAACATCTTTAGTTTCCCAAGCCTCTAAGAGTTTTTCCTTATTAATTGTATTAGGAACCAATACTGTTATTTTACATGTATCTTGCTTGATGATATCAATATACTTACCTAATACTTTTGATGATACTCCATTTATAATATCATTTGCAGTAAATGAAAGATATGGGCTTGGTATCTTAACCTTGATATCCTTGCAGAAATTATTATATTTATCCTCTATGTGAAGATAAGCTATACCTGGTGTTACGTCCTTTATGTTATTTGTTGCCATATTATATATGATTATAGATAAGTTTATTTACTACTCTAATCAGACGTTTTGGATCTGATGAGCTAAGTGGGTACTCTTGGATATACCAACGAGTACCGTACTTAAATATGTGATATTCATTAATTGTTATCATACTTCCCAAGCTGATATTGAATCTAATGATACACCGTAATCAATACTTACTATAGATATAGCTTCGTCTTCTGATTCGGCATTAACTAAGTAAGGTACTTCCCATGTACCATCACTTGCAGTTATTTGTACTTTGTATTGTTTCATTGTTAACCCTCCTCTTTATCTTGAAATGATATTGTAAGTGTTAAATTATCAAATAATGGATTATTCTCAAGGAAATTCTGATAACCTATATTAGTAAAAGAGCCATCTATGAAATATTCAAGATCCCGATTAAAGTTATAAGCCATCTCTGAAGTAATCTGAATACCATGATCTTTTAATCCATCATTTAGTTTTAAATGAATAAGCCAAAGTTTCTTACCACATGTTTCAATGATATTCACTTGGATAATTCTATAATACTCTAATAAATGAGAAAGACCAATAGAAAGATCATCACCTAAGTGAGTTAAATCTTCAGGTAAACCTTGACTATATAGATCCCAGTATACTGGGAATGTATAGATCCCACTATGATAACCTTGTATGGTTATAAGATAATTTTTAATAGCTATCTTCTTAGTAGCTTCATTGAAAGCAGTTAGCTGCTTTGGAGTAAATAAACTCTTAGCTATTTTTACGCATTCTGATAAATATTGTGTACTCATTATTGATAATCTAAACTAATATTTGTATCCTTATGTGATGTATTATTTATGTTAAAGTCAAATACTGAGATAATATCTTTGACTTCAATCCAAACCCAGAATTCTCCTTCTAGATGAAGGAGGTTGTCCTCTATATAAGGACAAGCAATTTGTGGGTTAAAGCAAAGGTGAGATCCATTGCTAAGAATAATTGTAGCATCATTTTTCTCATAGAGATGCTTAAGAATAATGTTTAACTGTTCAGTTGTCATAATTTAGTCCTCCTCATTAGTTAAAAGTTCTGGATGTTTTGCAAAAAGAGCCCTGAAGACTCTATAGAAACCTTGAAAATAACCAATTACCCCATCATTTTCCATACCCTCTTCTATATATTTTTGAAGAGCTGCAGCATCTGACCCATAATAATTATCAAAATCATCTACTTCTACATCGTTTTCCTCTAAGAAATCGAAGAGATCATCATCTACCCAAGAATTATCTTCTTTTGGTAAAGTTTCTTGGAATTTTTGGAATTCTGTTAATGAACGTTCATCCAAAAGTTCAATAGCTTTTGAAAGTTCTGCTTTCAAATTTGCTAAACCTTGTTTTGTTATTGTTCCCATGACTAACTAATTTAGTAGGGAGGAGTGTTAAGTTCCTCCCTAGATTAATAATTAAATTTATCACTGCAAAATTACTAATAATATTTTAAATATGCAAATTATTTATCTATTATTTTAATATTTTCTATGGTTTGAGGAACTGAGAAGCAAAGGAATCGGGATCTGGATCCTTATATTTATCATCATTTTCTAGCTCAATATAATTCTCTGGATCTTCCTCATCTGGATCTATATTCTGTTCTATTTCCCTCCTCATTTCATGCCTATCCTTTGAAGAAGCCTCTATACTACCTTTATAATCATCAGTTACCTCTTTAAGTTCTGCCTGATTAATGTTAAAGCTTCCACCATAATCTTCATTATCGATACCATCTTGCTTAGTAGCTACAACTTCTGGTAATGATCCTAAATCATACTTAGTCTCTAGTAACTTAGCTTCCTTAGATTTATCATTAAGAACAATATTACTCTCTTGAATAAGTTGCTTAGCATCTTCTAGGCTTATACCATTATTATTCTGTTGAGCATTAACATTGTTCTGCTGATTAAACATATTAAAGATATTGGTAGTTCCACCTCCCATAAATGTACGTACTACAGACTGTAAGCCAGTAGAAGAATCTAACATCATCTTCATAGCCTTATTCAATTCTGCAGATACAAAAGGAGTATAATGACCATTTTGTGATTGCCTTAATAAATCTACCTGAGATTTAATTGCTAATCTATCCTCTAATGCCCAAGCTAAAGTTTGACCAAGAAGACCTTCTATCAATTCATCCTGCTTAGATCTATCCCATATTTTGGAATTCATTACTTGATCTCTCATGTAACATTGTATATAACTTGTATCTATACCAGTTACTTGGGATAAAGTATTTACATCCATATATTTTCCACTAAATCTTCCATTTGAAAGGAGCCATTGATGGATAATGTGGTTATACAACCTGAACTTATTTTCGTCATTTGGAGTAAGTGAATATTCCAAAGCTAAAGACGTAGTCCCTAGTGGTCTAGGAAAACGTTTAATGTTTTTTTGATCTATATTTCCACTCATATCTAATATCTTTACTCTCATCATAACCTATCAAATCTAATCTAACCGAATAGTATAGGTCTAATGAAATATTATAACCGAACCAATAATACTTATCCTTAGAATCCTTACCTAACAAAAAAGTTATACCAGAGATTCGGTCCCTGGTATAAACTAAATTTGATAATGATCCCAAAGGTACCTCAAACCAAAATTTAAATCCATTTGAATGAGGTTTTAAAATATTGCCATGTAGGTCTATGATTTGTGTACCCATAATCTCAGTCTATAAATAAAGTCTTGTTTACTTAGGATATTTAATTCTATTACCTATCTCCAGGGCCTTGTGGGCATCGATTTTATCCTGGACTCTAGGATAAAAGGATTTCCTAATAGGAATTACACCTTGAGCATAAAAGGCATTCCATAAACCTTCTGATAAAGGTTTGCCTCTTTTCTCTATGGATACCTGGTCAAAGATGGTTTTAAATTCCTTGATAACTCTCTTGAAGTTATTATAACTTATAATGGAGGTTTTTGGATTCTTATAGGGGTAATTTTCTAATGCTTCTAGAAACTGTTTAGAAAATTCATCTATAAACTCTTGTCTTTTAAAGTTATAGTTCTCTTGATCCATTCTAAATTTTTGAACCAGAGATGATGGTGTACACTTAATATAATTATTTTTCTGATGTGCCATGTGAAATGAATTTTAAAGGTTGATCATATGTTAGGATTTGGAATAAATAACCCCCATGTTCATCCTCATAATATGAAGACCATTTCTTACCTTGTAACCTAAACCTATCCAAGGAAGGTGTATTCTTAGGTACCCCGGTAATATAAAGGATATCATTATTCTTTGGTCCTATTTTATCTAAATCGAAATTTATCCTAAATGTAGGTTGCTCACCTGGAAAAAATATACCTGATATAAAATAATCTGGGATTACTTTTTCACCTCTAGGTATAAATAACCTATTTGCAATTTCCCCTATAAGAGATTTACTATTGATAGTAAAATCAACATTAGAGGATAAACCTACAAAGTTAATTTTAGATTTACCAATGTACTGATTATATACTTTCGTTCTGAACATCTTATTAAAGATATATTATTACGTGAGAATAACCTTGATAATAATACGTGTTAAGTTTTGAAAGCAAGAGATTATTATTAGTGAATCTGAATCTATCAATTGCTTGAAGGATAGGTCCAGCAAAAGAATAATCTCCTGCTAAGTGTAAACCTCTTTTAAAAGGGTATTTACCTCTGAATTTTTCTACCTTTAGCTTTTGATTTTGTTTTGCCATAAAATTTGATGTTTTGGAGTTTATACAATATTAAAGAATTCACAAAGTACTTGATAGGTAAGAAGAAATACTTAAGTATATTATCCTCATCTATGTAAGTATCATATATTACAAAGAATTTCCTGATTGTGGGATATTCTAGAGATTTACTTACTAAGTAAGTTTTAATACATCTCTTGTGTAACTCAAGTAATTCTTTGTAATCTTTGAGTAATTCTTTATGCGTAAAAACCTTATAGTTAAGGTATGTTCTTTTTCCCATAGTAGGAAGTAATTTAAAAGGAGGATCAATTAAGACCCTCCTTATTAGTGACTAAATAATTATATTGCTTGTCCTGGTTTCAAGACTTCTGCCTTGAAAGCTTCGAAAACCTTGAGAGCTTCCTTGTATTCCTTGGAATTCTGATCCTGGAATTTGTAGCATTCTCTTTCCAAAGCATGATACTTGTTACGTACTGCCTGTCTCCATTTCTTTCTTGCAAGCTGATCCTGAATATCTGCAGGATAGAGATATTTAACATCTCTTGTTGATACTACCTTCTCGGCAATGGAAGCTTCCTGTTGTTTAGTTACCTCCTGAATAGTAGCTTCCTTTTTAGCAGCTGGTAATTTTACTGCCTTGGAAGTCTTCTTCTTAGGAGTTTTATCTTCCTTCTTTGAAGATGTTGTAGACTTAGCATTAGCAATGCCCTTAATCTGTTCTGTAACGTTTGCAGAGATAACTTCTGCGAGTTTATTGTTCTTCTTCATGACTAATGAATTTTTGTGAGGAGGTAAATCCTCAAATTATTAAATAATATGTTACTTTTTAAATCTGCTGCAAAATTACTACTTTTATTTTATATATGCAAATAAAATTGCATTTATTTTTAATTTTGCTATGGATTTGCTATAAAGATTTCACAATGTTAGTCATGTTGAGCATCAAAGATGTTCTCTGGAAAATCATCGATATTCTCAGGATCTTCAAGATATTCATCCCAATGATCAGAAGCATACTGAGTTTCATCGAATCCAGGATTTCCATATAGTTCTTCTACTGGAGGATCGTTTACGCAATTAGGATCATTCCAGTAGACAACTTTTAGGGTAGTATCATTCTTCTGTACCTTATTAGGATTCTTTATGTGCGATTCCGTAACATATGTGTTACTGGTATTATCAATACAAGCAGAAGATCCTAATATATAAGTTAAGATAAAAGCAGTTGATACACATAATGTACCAAAGTTTAATTGCCTATTTCTTGTTTGGTTCTCTGATTTCATATTTTCTAAATTTATAGCCCTTACGAACTACTTTCTCATTAATAAACTTACCTTTAGATTCAGCCTTCTGTAAACCATTGTAAACACTAGGCTTAACCTTTGAGTATTGATAAATCTTACCTGCCTTAAAAGCTACGATTAAAACCATAAGCTTTTCATTATAGGCATAAGCAAATACATTAGAGGAATCACATTTCTGAAAATCGAAATCTTCAAAACTATCATTTAACGATTCCATATAAACATTATCTTCGATCATACTGTATGGTTTTGGTGTTCAATAAATTCATGAAAATAAGGTAGTTTTTCTATAAAGTCACAGAAAGCTCCCCAATCTTCTTTTAACCTATGATTCTTTCGCTGAATCCAAATATTACGAAGACAAGCATAATTAGTTGATACCCTCATAAATAATTCAATACCATGAGGACAAGAACTAAGCATTCTCATAAAATTATCATAGTTCTTATTTGCATTATATTTATCTATTAATTCTTGTAATACCTGAATTGAACGAGGATCAGTATATTTATTAAATGATTCACTATTTGCACCAAGTACTGAAAGCTTGTGCATTTTACTACTTGATGAAACAATATCGATAAAATGATATCTCTGTAACTCCGGACTAAAATAACCAGGGTACCTAATATCAAATGAAACCCTTATGCCTTTCAAGAAATTAATTTCTCCAGAATTCATTGGGTTATTACATAATTTTTCTGCTCTTACCAAATCATGATAGAAATCATCATGATCAGGTACAATACGCATAGAATTACGACAAGCATTGATACTCTCTTCGAGATCATATACTTTAACATTACTAATTTCTACCATATTAATTAAGTATTAAAGTTAACTCTGGATGAAATTTCCTTGTGCAACTTTGAAGCTCTGCCCAAGCACCAAGTACTCCCTGCTGATTATCTGTAATCCATTCATCCTCCATCTTCCATAGGATATGACTGCAGATATACAATTGATACTCGTTAAGAGTCCTGATTGAAGTAGGAATCTCGATCAATTGTTTATACAAATCAATCTTCTTCTGAGTTTCCTCTTCGATTAATTCATGGAAGAGATTTCTAAGTTCACTATCAGAAATATCATCTGGGATATTCTCTTCACCAACTTCTAGAAGTTTTAAAACAAGTTCGGTAGAAAGAGAAGAATTAGGATTCTTTTCATTCTTGATGATTCTACCTAAAGCTTCAATTTGAATCTCAGCGATGTTTTTGATTACCTTTTCTGTTTCTTTGTCCATAATTTATTATTTTAAGTTATTATTATAATATATCTCCGGATATAGACTCCGGAGATATGTTTATTATTTTCTAAGAATAGCCTCTGCCATCTTATCTTTGATAGAATCAGGGAATTTAACATCCTGATACCAACGGTGGAAGAATTTAGAAGGTTTTTTATCTTTATTAAGGATAAGTTGGCGTATCTCGAAAGAGAATTTCAATCTTTCATCCTGATTCATCCAAGCTGGATATTTAGTAAACTCTACGTCACTAAATGATAAAGCCTTCTTTGGAGGAATTACCTTGAAAGGCATCTTCCTTTCCTTATAAATATAAGGAATTACCTTACGAGAAGAACCATTGATGATAGAGAATCCAAACATAATCATTGGATCGAACTTATCGGTTTTAGGATCCTTACCTTTTCTAATTCTTCTTATACACCATGAATAAGAGTTAGGATATTGACCACCTTGGTTAGGTTCTCCGATATCCTTAGCCTTGAATGGGAAGTCTGGGAAGTAATATAACAAATCCTCAGTAAGTATAAATACGAAACCAAGATCTCGTAAGTACTTAATAACATCAGTTTGATTCTTACCTTGATCTACCATTTCTTTTACCTTAAGAAAGATATCCTCTCTAGGTGTATCAAGTTCTTTACTTGAACTAGTTGAAGGTCTTCCTCTACCAGCTGATGGAGCTTTAATTGGAAGATTACCTACTAGTTGATCGATATAATTTTTAAAATTCTTAACATCCTCCTGATTAGTAAGTGTTACCTCTAATCTAAAAGGACCTTCATGCTTTTCCTTAGGACCAGCATAAAGCTCCGTATAAGCATCTACTAATCTATCTGAAAGGTATACTCCATTTTCATCAAGAGTAGTGATTCTCATCTTTGGTTTAAAAACTTTTTGTTTATTTTCTTCTTTCATATCACTAAATATACTAAAAAGGGTGGGGTCGTTTCCAACCTCACCCCTAAACTAAACTACATTATGAACAACTACAACCTCAACTATTAATCTTCTTCTTTCTTTACCTTCTTCTTTTTCTTGAGATCCTTCTTCTCCTTAGAAACCTCTTTGGTAACTGGCTTCTTAGAAGTCTTCTTCTCTTTATGCTCCTTCTTAGATTCAGAAGTATCCTTACCATCCTTGGCCTTGAGCTTTCTCTGCTCCATACGATACTTCTTCTTCTCTAAAGAATTCATTTCTCTACCATCAATAAGAGGATAATCATACTTAGTAGGCTTCTTAGTCTTCTCCTTCTTTTCCTTAGGAGCTTCCTTCTTAGAAGTCTTCTTAGTCTTCTTGTTCTCTACCTCAGCAATAGCTGCCTTTTTCTCTTTCTTTGAAGCCTTAGCCTCTTTTACTTTCTTTGTCATAATTCTTAACCTTTTTAAATTAGACTTTATTTTTATTATTGGATATTTTCTTTCGAGTTTATCCCTTTCCCTATTCAATCGAAGAATAAGGTTTGTTACCATATCTCCATGAATGGGATCTTTAGAATAATCCTTTGCAGGATTTAAATTATTTTCTGTATAGTACTTTTGTAAAGCCCTTTTAGCTTTATAAAGAGCTTCCTTATATTCTACTGTTCCCATGTTTTGAAATTATTGAATAACATATTACTATAGTTTACCTTTTGAAAGGAAAGTTAGGATTTCTATAATTTCTAGGATTTCTATATTATAACCTTTCAGGCTAAATCCAAGTGTTAGGACTTCCTTTGCCTCTTCCTTAGTAAGATTTACCAATAAAGCTTCATCCTCTTTATATTCTTTAGTATCTTTAGTCTGATACTTATATCTGATACGAATAATGTTACCTTGTATTTTACCTCTGAATAGGTTGAGTAAGAAATTTCTCTTTTTTAACAAATTTTTTAAATGTACCTGATATTTCTGGATAAAACTTTTCTTATTAGCCTTAACAGCAGAATTATATTCTAGTCTAGTTCTAATTATATCCTTATAATTATCTTGTAAGGATATAATAATCTCTTTCATTGATGTATTTCTTACCATTCTGGTCTATTTATTTGATTGTTATTATTCTGTTCTGGAGGACCTAAAGAATTTATTAATATATTAGCTTCATGAATAGCAGTTATCATAAATTCTCTTGCCTCAGGATTTATTTGATTATCTTCTAGTGCATTAGAATAATCTTCTATTAAATTGCTTAGAGATAATAGAATCAAATTCTTCTGAATATCATTTAATTCCATAAGCCTATATACAAAAATGGCTGGCTACCTTATAGATAACCAGCCTAACCATTAGCATAGTAGAAAAGTAAGTTAACTAATTACTCTTCAGAAGAATCATCTTCCTCATCGTCCTTAGCCTTCTTATTCTTAGGAGCACAGATGGTACCATGACCCTTCTTTGCCTTAACGGTAAGATTACCAGGAACAAAAGCAACTGAGGTATTAACTGGTGTACCTTCTACTTCAAGAACTGATGTAACCAGGACTCCCTGATAACCCTCCTTGTTCTTAATTGCATAACCGAAGTTCTTAACAACATTCTTACCATCCTCATCGAGCTTGATGATATCGATCTGCTTTGAGTTAGGTCTCTGCTCTGCAGGACGATTCTTAAGAGCTTCCATACGAGCCTTACGTTTTGCTTCCTTCTCTGGATCCTTTACCTTCTTCTTGGTTTCTTCTTTCTTCTTTGCCATAATTGTATTATTTTAAATGAATGTTTAAATTGAGATTATAATAAAAGGATATAGTTAGAGGTAAGTTTTTAGTCTTACCTCTATTCTTTGAAATTACTTCTTCTTCTTGCCCTTACCCTTGGCAGCAGCCTTAGGCAATTTGAGACCAAGTTCTTTTGCAATTTCCTTACGGAGCTTTTCGATGTCCTCCTCTTCAAAGTCATCTGGGTCTGTATCGAGATCCTTGTCATCGCATACATCCTCGAGTTCCTCGAAGTCCATCTTAGCGAGAGCTTCTCCGGTCAGAGGTTCATCATCCTCCTCATCTTCGTCATCATCGTCGTCGGAGTCATCATCATCATCATCCTCTTCGTCATCATCATCCTCTTCGTCATCTGAGTCTTCATCATCATCTTCAGAATCATCATCGGAATCGTCATCCTCGTCTTCCTCTTCTGAATCATCTTCATCATCATCAGAATCCTCATCCTCGTCAGAATCATCATCATCATCGGAATTGAAGAGATCTGATGCCTGCTCAGCAGTAAGATGAATAACTGCAGGGATGATATCTACTGAACCATCCTCATAAGTGATGATCTTAGCACCGTTGATAACTTCCTCGTTAACTACCTTAAGTTCCTTTTTCTTAGCTTCCTTTTTCTTAGCCATAATTGTAATGTTTTAAAATGTTAAACTTATATATTTATAATTCTCTGAGTCCTCTTATCTTTTTGATTAGTGGAATCATTGTTAAATTGTTTAACCTTTCCAAGAAGTGTTTGAAATTCTTCTTTTGACTGAAAGGTTATTTCCTCTTCTCCTATTATATTATTATTTAAATAGGTTAGGAGTTTAACCGATTTATCCTTAAAAGGATCCTCATATGAATGAGTTATAATACCTTTTTCCATTTATCTTTATCTTTTGGATTTATAAACAATGTTTTATAGTTATCCCATTTCTTTTGAAGGTTATTAACATCTTCATCAGAAAGGGCTTCATTATCTCCATCAAGCCTATATAAGGTTCTTTTTACTGCATAACCCCTAGAAACATTTGTAGATTTATCTAGACCATATCTTTCACCTATATAGATAGATTTATAATGATCATCAAACTCTTTTCTAGTATGGTTAAAGAAATAGTTATACATTGAAATCTTAAAGGACCTAGCATTAGGAAATAATCTCCATTCAATGGGATATCTAAATCTCCTTACTTTATACCAACGTCCTTTATGTCTTACTGAAAATAATCTTTTCTTTGGGCCATCTATTTCTGTAATACCTTGCCTAATTAGACGTTTACCTTTTATGATATGACAATCAGAAATGGTTGTACCAAATTTATTAAGCAATATATCCTTAGCATGATACCTTGTAAAGTAAGGTACAGCACAAATATGTTTCTTATATAATTTCTGTTCAGTAACCACTGAGATAGTTTTCCTATCCTTATGATTATAATATTGCCATACATAATACATATTAGGTAATATCCTTCTAGGATTATCCAGATATTTAACCTTATTTAGTTGGAGTTGGGATACTCTATCCCTACTCCTTCTCTTCTTCCTTTTCGTATGGGTTGCCATTTTTCTTCATATAACGTTTGCAATTTCTTGACCATAGTGAAATTGATTTATCATTAGCATCAGGGAATTTCTTTTTCATTCTTCTTCCGATTCTATCCAATGAATATCCTCTTGCCGTTAATTCCCAAGCATAAGATTTCTTAGTGCCTTTCACTAAACCAAATAAATCCCTTTCTCTTGGTGGTTTCTTTTCCCTAGATTTCTTAATTCCAGGAATTCTTTTTCTTTTTCTTTCTCCTAATTCGTCTTCTTCTCCGAGAAACCCAAGTCTTAATCTTGAATTACGAAGCGGATCGTTTTTAGGAATACCTGAATCTGCTAACTGTTTATCCATCCAATCATCATACTTATCAATTAATGATTTGTCTGGTTTATTTGTTGTTGTATTGATATAACTTAAAAGAGAACCAATAGAAGCACTTAATGTATCAGGAAATGGGATTCCTAGGATAATAGCTTTTCGTTTGATATCCTTATAAGTCATATTTCTACCTGCAATACCGAGAAAGTTATACTTTTCTCTGGTTTTGTTGAGAGATGTTTTCTTCGCTTTAGCCATATTATTTATATTTTATTGTTAATTTTTAAATCTGCTGCAAAATTACTAATAATATTTGAAATATGCAAATAAAATTGCATTTATTTATAAAATAGCTTAGGATCTGATACTCTTGTTTCGGAAGTGTCTTTCAAATACTTCTTCTTTGATTTACGTTTTGGTTTTATATTATAGGCATTATCAAGTCTCTTGACATTGAATTCAATGTTGTTTACGGCATTATAATTAATAGCCTTTTGTACTAAATACCTATATTCTGGCCAAAACTTTTGACCTGCTATAACTTTAGCAGTTCTCTCATAAAAAGAAGTTACTAAATAACCAAATGTATCAGCATCTTCTTTATCATCAAAGACATAGATATAAAATCTATTCATCTCCTTGAGCACTTCATCTTCTGGTCTTATTGGTAATAAGTAATAACCATCAGTATATAAATCTGGAGATATTAAAGCAACCCACCATTTCTTTTTAGAAGGTTTTACTTTATAATAGAACCTTTCTTTTAACTTTTCTAGAACCCAAGTAGGTATACGCTCTAAAAGATATTTAATGTATATCTTATCTTTCTTGTTGAGTCTCCTTTTAAATGCAGAAGGCTGTTGAAGGATTGAAGGTAAGATTCTAAAATTATTCCACCTATCAAACTCAAATATTAACCTCATAGAATCTAAATCCCAATTATCTTCTGATTCTTTAAGGTATTTCATATTTCTAATAAGATTTTTCCTATTTACCTTAGTAATCTGTTGAGTGGAATCTCCAGTATAAACTACCGCATCACGTTTCTTTAAACGATGTTCTATAACACCTTCTATAAAATCCTGAAAATTCCTCTCACATGGACAATCAGGTCTAAATATAGAATTATGTTTTTCAAAGAAGTCAGCAAACATTCTAAAGAATTTTTCTGACCTTTCACGTATCTCAATATATTTATAATGAGATATATTCATCATACTTCCTGCTTCCCAAGAAGATTTACCTTCTGAGGTATGTAAGAATAAGGATTGTTGTTCAACTTTAGTTAAACAACTCCAGGCTTTTTGCTGAGCTTCGTTCATCATGATTGTCTTATGCTTAATACTTTATCAATTTGTTCTTGAGTTATACCATTAGGATCATATCCTTGCTGGTCTACATAGAGTTTTCTAGGATCATAATTCTGATAAACAGAATAGATAACATTATCAAAAGGTAACCAAACCTCTAACTTACCATTCTGAGGATACATTAGGAGTTTTACTTTCTTAGTGTTATGATCTACCTCTAAAACAGTTGCATCAACACCTTCATAAGGATAACCTTTCAGATTTACATAATCTCCAGGCTTTATACTTACTAAATCAGTTACAGAGAATCTTTTATTCTCCTCTTGTATTTTTAAAAATCTTCTTACCTCTTTTCGAGTACAGCAAGCTACAAGAGAAAAATCATCCCAAATATCAAGATTCTCTACTCTAGCTCTTTTCTTTTTTCTGGGATGGAGAGATGAAGTATCTTTTAAGAATCCTCTAATACCTGGGATCCTTTTAGATAATACTCGTAAGAAATTCCTATCTACTGTTTTCTCTGATGGCATCTTTAAGAAACCAAAATTGAATAAGATAGGCTCTTTCTTATAAATTAACTTACCTCTTGAAGTAGAACCTTTTAAAATAGTAACGGTTGGTACAATTGCTTCAATATCATCGTACCCACGTTTATGGAGGTCACTATTAATAGATTCATAATACTTATCTTCAATGTAAATTATACAATATTTAAAACGATGAATACGATGTGCCATAATTATTACTTATAGAGAGTTTTACATTGTACTTTAGCCTCCTTATGTATATTTTTATAATCAATATACTTTAATACTTCAGAAGCCATGAAAACATATAAAGTAGGAATTCCTTTACCTTTCAAAGTTAAACTATGTTCTAATTGCTTAGTATTTAATACTTTAATTAATCTACAGTCTACTATGAAAAAGAATTCATCTCTTGGCATAGAATTATACCTCATACAAAGAATAGGGATCTTTTTAGCTCTCTTGGCATCATCAGAAGCCTGATTCCAAAATTGTATGATTTTACATCTTTTATTACCAAGTAGAACATGCTCAAATCTTATATCATTATAGGATTTACATTCTATGGATATTTTACAACGATGAGCATGTTTCTCATCACTACACATAATATCTGAAGCTAAGTCTCTGTTAACATGATTAGCTCCTGAATAAGGAACTCTCTGGAACTTATAACCAGAGAATTCCGTAAACCATTTGGAAACCTTTAATTCGAAGCGGCCTCCTTTTTTCTTACTATTTACACTCATAACTATAATTGATTTTGTCTTGTATAATCAATTATAGTTGTTTAAGGTAAGTTAGACCATTTTGTTTTTCCACTTGCAAGATCTTTGAGTGAGATAAAGGTATGCTATCATGATGGGTAATTAGGAACAGAGTCTTATTTTCAAAAATATGACGAATAAGATTTATTACTATCTCTATATTATCTGATGACAAAGATTCAAATACCTCATCTAAGAAAGCTATATTTATACCTCTGGCAGCAGACATAGATTCGAACATAGCAAAAGCCATAGCTAAATTACAAACCTGCTTTTCTCCACCACTAAGTTCATCATAATCTATGATTATACCATTTCTTTCTATGAGAGTAACAAAATCTTTTCTAGTTGAACCTAAATCTATTTCGAAAGATATTCTAAAACCTAATACTTCAGAATAACTATCAAGTGTATGATTTAACAAATCCAAGCTTGAATCGAATAAATAAGCTTTAATACCATTATTACCAAGAGGATCATTTAATAACCATTCATAATCTTTAAGCTCTCCTAACTTATTATGATAGTCTTCATCTACCTTTCTTAACTTCTTCTTAAAACTTTGCCACTTCTCTTTGTATTTAGGTGAAAGTACTTTTAACTTCTCTTTGCTTAATTTCATCAACATTGAATCAATTCGTACAATCTCCGTAGCATATTCATTACAGGTATCTTTGATATCATCAAGTTTGTTCCTGGTTTCTTTTAATTCATATAATCTATCATTGGCTTGCTCTAACTCCTCTTGGTACCTAGTTATTTTACTGAAAGCCTTTTTAATCTTCAAAATGGATTTGTAAGCGTCATCGTATTTTTTATTATTCATTAACTCTAAGATAGTATCTATAAAATCCTCTAGAGGAACCTTAGACAAGCTTCTGGCATTATTTAGTTTTTCTTTTAAACTAACTACCAATTTACTTTGGTTTTTAACCTTTACATCTAAAGTTAAATCTATTTCTTCAGTAACTTTTCTTTTCTCTTTTCTTAACTGATCAATGAGTTTCTTTTTCTTTTCTCTTAATTCTCTACGTTCTCTATGAATAGTAGTTTTCCATGATCTCTCTCTTTCACGTAATTCAAAATAGGTACCCTTAGTACTTTCTATTTCCTGCTGTAACATATGAGCTTTATGTTCTACTTGATTAGCCTCGTAGAGAATATTTTCTCTATCTTCTTGAGCTATACCTTTAGCTATATTCAGGAAATTCAAATCGAAAATCTCTTCAAATAGTTTCTTCTTGTCAGAATTTGACTCAGTAATTAATCTCTGTAATCCCTGACCAAACATTATAGAGTTCATGAAGAGCTGATAACTTAGTCCGAGTTTTAAAATGATCCTTTCCTGTAATTGTATCTTACCTTTTATATTTACAGGATCGCCATTTTCATAAAATATCAAACGATTATTACCTTTAGCTCCATCCTCAAGAACTTTCTTATAATTCTGGCATCTAACTATTTTATATACTTCATTATCTCTTTGGAAAAATACTTCTACCTTAGTACCAGAATAATCTTTAGGTTGAACTTCTTTCCAAGTATTTACATCTGAAATACCTTTTAGAGATTTACCATAGATACACCAAACTATAGCTCCAAAGATAGAACTTTTACCATTGCCATTTGGAGCTTTAATCAATATAGTACAGCCTTGATTTAATTGTAAATGAGTAGGCTCACATATTGAACAATAACCTTCTATGTTTACACTTAATAATGTTATCATACCTCTGATTTTTTAAGGATATTAATTAATAAATCTTCTTTACCTCTATCTTTAATACCTTTTTCCTTAAGATACCTCTTTGCTAGTTTCTTTTTAGAAAGAGTCTTAGTAATCTTATGATTAGTATTAACTTTTTCACTAGATTTCTTAGGAATAACAGTATAATAGTTACCATCATCCTTAACTTCATCTTCTGATTCTACATCTATGAATTTAGTGAAACCTTTTAATTCAACAAATTTCATAGATAAATCATCCATCACTAACCAATAACCCATTTTACAATCTTTATCGGTTCTTCTCTGTTGAATAGGAGCTCCTAACATATAAACCTTCTTACTTAATCTTTGTGGTTTATGTATATGACCACATAATACTAAGTCGAAACGGTTTAACATATTAAGATTAATATTCTCAGCAGAATCAACTACTCTACCATCTGTATCTTTAGCTCCTGGATAATCAGTATGAAGTAGGAGGATATTTTTAAAACCTTCTTTTAATCTTATGGTTTTTAAGTACTTACTTAAACCAATATTATGATCTATGTAAGGAACTCCATATACCATATAATCCATATCAAGAAAAGCTGGGGGAGTATTTGGAGATAAAATGGTTATAGGGTGATCATTTTCGAAAAAACTTAACCAACCTCTTGCCGTAACCTTAGATTTTGTATCAACTACGAGGTTATTTATTAACTTAATATCATGATTTCCTTCTATACAGAACATCTTAAACTTTGGATGTTTTTTATATACCTTATCTAAAAAGTCCTTCACCATCAAAGCTAATTCTTGATCCAAGTTTTCTGGCTTATGAAAGAAATCTCCACAGAATAAAGCAGGAACATCATATTTCTCGCATTCTGCAATAATCTTAAAAAGGACCCGGAACGAATCCTGGGTCCTTTTATAATCTTTATTGAACTTAGCCCACAGATTTAAGTGTAAATCTGAAAAAGCTACAGCTATTACTTTTGACATAACTTACCTGTTATAAAGTTATTAATAATTTCTTGACGAACTTCAAAAGATGCCTCATGAAGAACTAAAATATCTACTGAACCATAGATACTTTCTAGTTTACCAATACCAAAACCACGTTTATATGGTTTTGGAGCTCTCCAGAATTGATCCATATATTTAAATATTTCCTCACGAATATTAGCTCCCCATATATTAAGAACCTGAATCATAATACCAGAAATCATATGTTGGAAATACTTATTAGTAATACGTTTATCATCATCCTCAATTACCCAATCTTTAATCATATAAGTAGGGAAATCAAAAAGGATAAGTTTATCACATTGCTTACATAATAACATCTTACATAAGTCTATGAAATGATCTATCTCACACTGTGGTTGGAAATTACTTTGCTTGAAAATAAAATAAGCTGCAGAATCAAGGTAACTACGATCAGTTACATAATTTTCCATATTCTCAAACTTCTTATTACGAAGATTAAGTAACTGAAAATCTTTTTGATACTGTACTTTTTTATCTTCTTTCAACATATCAGCATGAGATACCTCTTTCATATCAGGCATAAGAGTTCTCATACTACCTGATTGAAACTCTAACTCATAATCTCTAGCAATTATATTTGCAAAAGTTGTTTTACCTATGCCGCTTGGACCGGCTAACATTATTCTACTCATATTATTTTGATTTTAGTTCTTGAAATACTTTTATAAAATTATTTGTCATGAAAGATGCTAAAGAGTAAGTGATACATATCTCTTTGAACTTTTCTAGTTTAAGGTTTTTATCATTATACCTTTTTATTGGTAAACTCTTCAAAGGAATATTATTTATATACCACTTAAGATCGATAAGTTGCCTATTCTTTTCATAAACAGCTTTCATCTTTTCATCATCATGATCCTTGAGGTAATTCTTTATACTACCATATTTATCAAGAAAAATTCTTGTTTTCTTTGGACCCATACCAGGATAACCTTCGATATCATCTGATTTATCACCAACCAATGAAAGGTAATCTACAGTCTCATCTGGAGAATATTCAAATAAGTCTTTACAATTATCTTCTCGAACATATTGCTCCTTTCTAGGATTAAATATCTTTACTGATGAAGAAATTAATTGGTTAAAATCCTTATCTGAAGATACTATGGTAACTTTATCCTTATTAAATTTCTTTAAAACTAGGTATGCTAAGAAATCATCTCCTTCATAATTATAAGATTTATTCTTATCAAAGATATAATTAATTCTTAGATACCTTAGGATCTTCATAATCTCTGCCTTTTGTAATTGCAAAGATTCATAATCAATAGAAATATTTTTCCTATGACCTTTATAGTTAGGATTTAACTTATCCCTAAATTCAGAATGACCATTATCAAAAGTGATATAAACCTCTTTTGGATTAAAACGATCAATGTACATATGTAAGGATTTAAAAAATCCAAATATTGCTCCAGAAGGTCTACCATCAGTAGACTTAAGCTTTTCAAATTTATGGAAAGACTGATGTAACAAATTACAACCGTCCACTATCAAAATATGTTTTTTACTCATGTTTAAACCCTTTCCATTTATTATAAAAATCACTAACTATTTGATAACCTAAATTCATTATCTCAGAAATCTCTTTACGAGTAAAACCAAGTTCTATCAAACGTGGTATATAACTACGTTGTATTTCGGTACCTTTATAATTAATACTATCTTTACCTTTCTTTTGATGTAGTCGTCCTTCCCTAGAAGCTTGACTCATATTATCTTTCTGAGTACCCCAGTATAGATTACTAACTGAATTATTTGTAGGTACATTATCCTTATGACATACATAAGGTAATTTTTCTGGGTTAGGTATATAAACTAAAGCTACTAACCTATGTATTAGCCACTTAGTAGTACCTAAACCAGGTTGACTCAAACCTATTATATATCTACCATTTTTATTTAAGTGAGGTACCTTTTTATGGTACCTCTTTTTTAATACTCCTTTACCATTTATATCCCATCTACTATATAGAACCCCTCTTTTAGATATATAATATCCTGGATATCCTGGAATATTATCATCAAAAACATGATTTTGATATTTACCTGAACCATGTTTAAATATTGGAGATTCCCAAGACATAGTAGATAATTTATTTAATGATCTAGTTCTTTCTTTCTTACTCATAATACATATTCTTTAAATCTACTACCTTAGCACCAGCTAACATATAGTTATTATCAACTAACAAATAATTAATAATATCATTTAGTACTTCCTTATATTCAAACTGAGAAGTATACAAGTTTAAGAAATGTAAATCCAACTCAATTGGAAATAACGGCTTAGAACTTAAACCAAGATTATCAGCTAATTCACAAACTTGAATAGCTTTTAATAAATCTTGTTTACCATTCTTCCTTTGGAATCTAGAACAATATTTAATTACTTCTCCTTGAAACCAATTGAGATTAAATTTTACGAATAACTCTACTGGTTCTATATCAAGGGTTTGATAATGAGTTCCACCTACCTGATCATTACTCCTCTTCATAATCTTCCTCCTCATCATTTTGTGATTCATATTCTACACCATCAACTGGGAAATAATTTACATCTCCTAAAGCCTCAAGTTTCTTCCTAGTAGTACCAATGGTATTTATCTCAGCCTTACGTAAAAGTTTTCTACGTAAATCATCATCTTCTTCAAGAAGCTTTTGGAATTTTTCTTCTCCTCTGCAGAGTTTCTTACCTTTATAAGAATAAGTTCCACCAGCATTCTTTTCAATAATATCATTTTCTACTAGAGTATCTTCTAGAGCAAATACTCTATCGAAACCAACTTCATGAAACTTAGGGTTAAAGTATACAGGACACTTACTAATAGTAGGTCTAGGAGGAGCAACTTTATTCTTTAATAAACGTATAGTAACCAATTTACCAGCTTTTCTTTCTTTACCCTTATGCTTAACAGTAATAGACCTACCAGCATAGAAAGCTACTCGAATTGAAGCATAGAACTTAAGAGCAGCTCCCCCAGTAGTAGTAGTATTATCTTTACCAAAGCCAACATTAAGAGCGGTTCTTAATTGATTAATATAAATTTGAGTTATACCAAGCTTTACAAATAACTCAGTTCTAATTCTGAAATACTTATAAAGAGCTTTTGCTCTTCCTCCCATTTCTGATTTACCATCGACCATCTTTGAATCAATGTTATCAGAACAGTCCATAGCAGCAATAGAATCAACTACCAAAAGAATAGGCTCATTATGAGTAAGCTGAGATCTGATATAAATTGCTATATCTGCTACAGCATCAGATACATATTCAATTCTAGTATCATTAATTACTGTAACTTTATCAGGATCTACTCCATTAGCCTCAGCCCAGGAATTCATCCAAGATTGTTCAGCATCTACCCAAATAACATGACCACCTAGCTGTTGAGTAGCGTATGCAAAGTTATAAGCTATTAATGATTTGCCAGAAGATTCTTCACCAGCCACTTCTACTGATTTACCAAAAGGGATTCCTCCTCCCCACTGATAGTTTAATGCAAAGAAAGTAGAAGGTAACCATAGCTTAGTTTCCTTAGTTTCTGAAGCCAATTTAATGGATTCACCATACTTTCTTAAAAGCTCATTTTTTGTTGGTACCTTTAAACCAACCTTAGATTTCTTTGCCATAATTAATAGAGATTAAAATGAAAAAGAGAGATACCCATTTCTGAATACCTCTCTTTCTTAACAACATAATTTAATTAAATATCAGAATGGTATTTCTTCTTTTTCTTCTTATCTTTTGAAGACACCTTCTTTTTCTTTGGTTTATCATCTTCCTCATCATCAGGAACTTCATTGAGGAACTTATTGAGCTCTTCCTCTAGTTCATCATAAGATTTAATCTGATTACGTACAATATCCTCAAGATTAAGTTCACTTCGATATTTCTTATCAAGTTTAGAAGATTTACAATTTCTTACTGAATAAGATGTATCGAATTTACCTGAACCTGTTCTTACAATCTTAATATCGTAACCAGTAATAGGATCAGTCATATCTCCAGCTTCATCCTCATCAAGATAAAGATCAATAATATCCTGATAAACCTGACCTGCAATAAGAACTCCTCGATTCTGACCATCATAAGCAACCTTAGAACCCTTATCATCCTCATAAATAATTCCACCAATTACAAAACGTTTACGTGGAATAAGTTTCTTTGCCAACTCCTTATCATCCTCATCCTTAGAACTTTTAAGTTCTTCATATTTTTCCATAAATGGACAAGGCTCATCAAAAGTAGCAGGAGAAATAATACCACCAACACCAGGAATATAGAACTGAATTACTTCCATACCAAGTTCCTGATCATCACCTGGTGATTTAATTCTAATTCGAATAGTTCCCTCCTTAGGGAATATCAAACCACTACCTGAACCTTTAGATTCTAATTGCTTCTTGCGTGCAAGCATCTTCTCTTTGGTAGATTTACCACCAGAAGAAACTTTCTTCTTAATATCTTTTTTCATAATTACTTATTAATTTCTGAGTAAATAATTTCGTTAATTGATAATACAGTAAACTGATTATGATCAAGGTCGATTTCTATACCTGCCTTTTTAAACAGATCAGGATCAAAATCAAGTTCCTTACCAGCATACATACCATAAGTAAGAATTCTACCAGTCTGAACTAGTGGTTTATATGAAGCATACTGTTCATCAATAAAACCAGAGAGAATAACAACACCCTTACGAGGTACTCCATCTTTTACCTGACCAGGGATAATAATACCACCTTGTTTAATCTCTTGATCCTTAGGACTAAAGATTAAAACTCGATTCTCAGTTGGACAACCTACTGATTGTAAAACATTACTAAGTTTTTCAGCTACTAAAGCTGAGATGAAAATCTGTTTGAAATACATATCTTTATTCTTTAAATTAAATTATTTATATTATAATAGTTATCACTAACCTCTTCTAAGATTGGCATTAATAGTCCTCAATATATCAGTTCTTGTCTCATAAGCTTTACATAATGAGATAAACTGATTAGCTTTTGCTTCAATCTTCATATAACGTTTGCATATTGAACAATATTTTCTAGAAGATAAAACTTTGTTAGTTACATAATCATTATTCCATTTTTCATTTGAATCTTTAAAGTAGACCCAAAGATCGGAATATGCAGCTTCCTTTTCTCTTGCTAGAGCATTTCTTTTCTTTATATAATAATCTCTCAAGGAAGATAATACATAATAACTAGTAGGAGAATCCATTAACTGAGAATTTATAATATCTTCATTGATAGATAACTCCTTATTTAAATCTATTTCTAGGATTTTACCTTGAAACTTTACTTTTAATTTATTAATATCTACTTTCATAATTGTTCAGTTGTTATATTTGATTTACTACTAGCTGCATGATATAAAGCGTTATGACATCTTGGACAACTAACTAAAGCTCCAATCATTATATTAGAGAAGAATATATCACTTGAATCATATTCAAACTCACAATCACAGTAAGGACATTTTATCCTAAACCTTGATACTTCTTTTAAAATCTTTTTCATAATATACCTACCTTCTTTACATGTTTAAAATCTTTATATTTAACCCAAGATTCCTTATAAGCTTTCATTTCTTTAGGATATAACTTAGGGAAATCTGCTATTGAGATACCTTTATATTTCTTATGTTCTTCCATATACTCTTTTACTGAAAAGTCTGGTTGTAACATTTTGTTATAATCATAACCAGGAATGAATGGTAATTCCTCAGCCATAGTTCTACCAATTTTATAATCCATATCCATAGTTACATCACTAATCTGGAAACCAAAGAAATTCTTTGTACTTGGGTTACTAAAGATTTCCCACATAGTATGTACCGTCCAGATATTAATATAATTTGGATCAGTGTTATTATAGGTTGCATCATGCACCGTAGCTACTTCTTGCATCATTGGTAATTTACCTTGTCTCATCATATAATAAATTAATACACTACCAAATAATGTCATATCTGAAGCAGCTGATTGACAAGGGAAATTTAATGCTAATCGTATAGCATAAGCCTGATCCTGTTTATTATCACTATAGATTTGAGGTAATCTTCTCTTTCTACCAAATAGTGATCTAAGATAACCATGTTTCTTTAAGAACTTCTCCTGCTTTGCTTTGAAAGTCTTAAGCTTAGGATGTTGCTTAAAGAATATATCCATTTCATTTTGAGCTTCTTCTGGTGTTACAATTAAACCAGATTTTGGATCAGAAAGTTTTACAGCTAACAGCTTAGCTCCGATTCCATAAATCAAACCGAAAGCAATTTGCTTAGCTTGTTTTCTTCTAACTTTCCAAATACCATGATCAGGATGATTTTCATCATCGTATATCTTATAAGCTTCTTCATAAGGAATTCCATATTTCTTAGCAGCAATAGCTAAGTGAGGATCTTGACCACTATTGAAAGCATTAAGATAAGTTTCATCTCCAGATAAATGAGCCATGATTCTTAACTCAGCCTGAGAGAAGTCACATACCAAATAAAGAGTTCCTGGTTTAGCTACCAATTGATTCTTAATATTTGGGTCTACAGAAGTTTTTGGTATCTGTTGCATATTTGGTTCCTGAGAACTTAATCTTCCACTATCAGTATTAGAATTTATAAAATTACTTCTAGTAACATAACTATGTTTATTATTTACAGATAAATCATAAATAGGTAGTTCTCCAAGATACTCTAACTTTTCAATATGAGATATATAGATATATTTCCAAGCCTTCTTATTTATTATTCTACTTATTTGTTTTTGAGATATACCATATTTATCAACTAATTGCTGTTGAGTATAACCTTGAGAATATTCATATAAGATACTACCTACATTTTGAGTATTAGTTATAGTTTTACCATTAATACCTCCATTAGTATAAGCTCTTCTAGTCAAACCATAAGCTCTACGAGTATTATCAGAATAAGATATACATTGTAAATTCTCTAATATATTATTAGTACGATTACAATCAATATGATCTATTACGAAACCTTTTGGAATAACTCCTTTAAAAGTTTCCCATATCAACCTAGAAACATTAAAAGCATATTTCTTTTTTGTATTATTTCTTAAATAAACATGATACCCACCTTTAATTAATCTTGGTACTAATTCATGTGGATGGTTATAATCTAATACACCTCTACTACCTATAACTTTTACAGAATAAATCTTACCTTCATTAGAAGCTAAATAACCAGGCCAATTTGGTATTTCTTTATATATAACTTCTTTTGAAGATTTACCTGTTTCGAAATGTTCTATATTTAATCTAGACACATCATGCATTATTATAGGTAAATTATGTCTATAGATATAACTAACTCTTTTCATACCAAAAGGAGTTAATAACTTATGATTCTTAGTACATCTTAATTCTTTACCTTCAGTAGTTACTATCCTATAAGTAGGTAAATTACCTTTATTGATAGTATGTGTAACTTGTTCCCAAGTACCTTCATGGGATAATACCCAAATATCCTTATCTTCTATATTCTTAACACCTATTTCTTTAGGACATATAGAATCTATACGAATATCTTTTTCACTACCAACTAACATAGTATCTCCTGTAACGCAACCATGTATCAAATACCTACCATGAAGACAATCATCATCCTGTACCTTTTCTGACCAACCCAGGATATAAGTTTTATACATCTTCTCCAAACCTCTTAACTCAAGCAATGAATCAAGGAAAATTGCTTTTGGAGATTTTGGATTTTTAAACTTTAACCTTAATTCAGTAAGAGTTTCCTCATCAGTACTTGGTTTATTTGATTCTTTACCTGTTTTCTTATCAACCGTATATTTAATAATAGGCATATTAAAACCTTCCTCACTAAACATAAGAGTAGGTAAATCTACAGGACTACCAAGATTAATTGGTCTTATTAACTCTTGCTCTTTTTTAGTAGTAAATATACCAGCTTCTATATTAGAAATCTTCTGTTCCCTTGAAGCTATTTTTCTTTTATCTTTAGGATCATTAGGATCTAATTCATCAAGCTCATCTTGTATACTTTTAATGTATTTATTTATTTTCTGTTGAGAATACCATTTCTGAAACCTTTTAACTTTAGGGAGATTCATACAGGTTTCTCTTGCCTTATCTATCTTTGGTTTATAACTTTTTAAAAGTTCTTGATTAAACTTTCTATCCATATATAAACCATTTGCCTCGCAAGTTTGTAATACTCTACTAGCAGGCATAATTAAGTTTCTATATAAATCATACAAACCTAATTCAATAAGTCTAGACTCGAAGAAAATACACAATCTATAAGTATAATCAGTATCTTGACAACCATATTTACAGAGATCCTCCAAAGGTTTCTTATCCCAAGGTAATTTATCAAAGCCCTTATCTGATTCATAACCAGCAGCCTCTGGTAAATACCTCTTAACCATATCCTTCAAACCATTTGGTCTTTCCTCATTGAGAACATATTTTGCAAGCATACCATCAATCATGGTACCTCTTAAATAAATACCGTACAATTCAAAGATCTGAAAATCGAATTTACCATTCCATGAACATTTTACAATATCTGGATTCTCAATTACTTCATGACCGAATTTTAAGAGCATCTTCTTCCAATTCCAATTCTTACCACAAAACTTTTTCTTTTTAGCTTCATGATGTTGGAGTGGTATAGAACAACCAAATCCTGGTTGGAAGGTTATTGAAATGATAGTTGATTTAAAAGTTTTATTATAAATAGGCTCAGCGTTAGTCTCAAAGTCTATACAAGAATAACCAACTTTCTTACAACAATCAATCAATCTATCAAGCTCTTCCTCATTTCTTATAATTCTGTACTTTGTCCTCATATCTAACTAATTAATACATTAATAGGGAGGAATTTTCCTCCCTATATATTACTTAATATCATTTAGTGAAGTTTTTAACATCCACCAATCCTTTTTATAAGAATGTAAAGAATCAATAGTATGATAAAGATAGCCAGATTTAATACCTACCTTCTCAGCTACATAATCCTTTAATTTCCAAGCAAGATATATATCATCACCTCCATGACCAATGAAATCGCAAGAACGTTGATGATAGCATATATGTAAGACTTTTTCACCTCTAGCATTTTCTCTAATTAAGAAATCATAATACATTGAACATGGTATACGAGCAGAACCATCATAATAATTACTATCACAATCATCAGATGGATATTCTCCAAAGATATTAAGAACAGCTTTACGAGTATCATTATCATCCTTCAGGAGTCTGATAATAGCTTCAAGCTTTGACATATACTGTTCCTTATACTTAACCACATGATTGATTCTTTCAGGATAAGTATAATCAAATCTTTTAATACCATCCATATCTTCAACGAGGAACTCTTCCCACATATCCTTACGAAGTTGCCAAGCCATACCAGGATTAATTACTACACCTGAAACTCTTTCTTCGAATTCCTTATCAGCCCAAGCTTTAGCTTTAGTATATATAAAAAGCCATTGAGGATCTGGGAGATCAGTTAAACAGTATTGTTCACAAAGTAATTCTTTAGTAACCATTTCATCATTACCTTCAATTACTTTATTCTGATAGGTCTTTGGTTTTACAATGTGACCCATTTCAATTAAGTTTCTGCCTGTTTCAGACATCAACTCATAAGCATTACAATAAATTCTCATTTCTTTTTATTATTTAATAATTTACGTTTATAAGCTCTTCTCTGAGAGTATGATATACAATTTTCAGGATACTCTATATCATCATATTCGAGTAAACAATCTTTTGCATACATAGATTTATAGATATCCTGATATAAATCTGGTCGAAGCACTTTAAAACTTCTAAAAAATACCTTGAATGAAGAGTATTTTTCTTCTGGACTATGTTGTATATCCTTTAGTTTATTCTTTAATACTTTGATCCAAGGATTCTTTACCCCTTTAGTTACAACCTTTAAAGGTTTATGAGTATGATACATTAATAAAGTTTCAACATTACCATACATCTGAGTAGCGAATATATTTAACTGTACAGTCTGATCAGGACCATATACATATTCTGACATTCTCTGGACAAGGAGTAAATCAAATATCAATCTCTTAGTAATCTCAGAAGCTCTAAGTACCATAGTAATTACTGGTACATCCTCCTGGAATCTTTTAGAGAAGGTAGCAGCTAATAAACATTGCTTACCGTTATCATGTTTATTATTAAACACGTAACTTATATTATAATTCTGATTATACTTTGCTTTTAAGAAGCGTAATTTACTTCTCAAGAGATCTAATTTATTAAAATCAATATAATTGTTTAGCAAGCTCGTCCATTTTGCTTCTGTGTAATTAAATAATCTACCAAAATCAAAATCAGGATCTACCCAAGCTTTTCTGATCTTAACAAATACATTATAACATGCAGCTACACCTGAGTTAGCTACTCCACCTTTTTCAAATAACACAGGATCAAGCCTGAGAAAAGCTTCATTTAACTTCTCCCAAGCTTCCTGTGAAGTAGCGAATTCCAGAGGATGTATAGTCTCCTCTGGATTCAACTCTAAACCAATATCTCTATTCCAACCAGCCATTAGTAATTTGATTTTTGACGAAATTCATTTACCTTATGTTTCTTAAATCTAAGTACATAAACAGATTGAGCTGTAAATCCACAATATTTAAGATAACCCAAATATTCAATGAAAGCTATTACGATTTCTTCCTGTAAAGCTTTCTCATCAGTCATAACCCCAGTTTGTTTCCAAGGCTTATTCTTAAGGAAATTACGAGCAACTGAAAGATGGTAAGTTACTTCCCAAGCTAATTTAGCTTCATTATCATGGAAGTCCCAACTTATGCAATTATAACCAGGAATATAACTGAAAACATGGTCAGCTTCCTCCTGAGTTTCAAAGTCTTCATCTTCTATTACTCTATATAAACCACTAGTTATATCTTCGAATCTCTCTTGAAGTAATGCTAAACCTACCTCCATAAGAGATTCCAAGTTCCAGTAAAATCTCTTATTAGTTTGATACTTCTTGAGTAATACATTCTGTACGTATCTATAAATATCTTCAGGTAAGATATTACAGTATAACATTAACTCTACAAAGAAAGCAATAGCATCAGCTTGTTCCTCATTAGAATTCTGCAGATGATTCAATAACATAGTATGATCTTCCTCAGTCATAATACTTGTATTGAATCCATACTTACCAAGTAACTGAAGAGCATAAGTAGTTGATTCATAACCTTCTCCAATTTCCTCAATTACTCTAGCTGACATATCCTTAAGTACTGCTTGACCTTTTCTAGAGTTAACATCTATTGGGTACATAGGAAGATCTTTTTCAATCTTACCAATATAGCCTTCCATCAAATTCTTTTGAAGGTTATATATTTCCTCTAATTGCTTATCATCAACCAAAGGAGCTTGTTCACGTATATCTCTAATGTCCACGATCTTAAAATTTATAAAGTTTCTTTTCCAGAACCCATACCATCAGAACCTCTTCCTGATTTAAGTTCTTTTTCTGTTTTTAATTTCTCAAATTCACTCATATTAATCTCTTCTGGTTTAGTAAGATAAATAGGGATATGAATATACTGTACTAACTTCTCACCAAGATCAATTATTACTGGCTCATTGCTAGTATTAAATACTACATGATGAATCTCTCCAGTATAAGGTGAATCAATAATAGAAGCAGTTACCTTTAACTTCTTCTTTGAAGATACTCCAGATTTATCATTGGCTTGAAGCATACTAGCTTCTGGTTCTAATATACCACGAATACCAGAAGGAATAACACAAGTAGCATGAGGACCTATTAAGATACGGTAAAGATCATTAGTTACTTTATTTATTAAACAATATACTTCATTAGAAGAAGGTACTTTAATATTATTAGCATATATAATACAAATACCTATATAAGTATTTGTATTACACTTGATGAGGTCATCTACTGTGAGATCATTTGGTACATAGAAATCCATACCAGCATCTCCTTGATTAGCTCGAGTAGGTACATGTACATCTCGAACTCTTACAAACTTAAAACTTGGTTCCATATTATTTTAACTGTTTAAAAATTATTCTCAAATCCTTTTTAGGTACCTCAAACTTTGTATTACATTTTGAAACTATCTCTTTACGAGTAAGTCCCTTACGTTTAAGGCTCCTCATATATTTCTTAATTCCCTCTACATCTTCCAATGTATCGAGATCTTTATAGTGATTCTTTTCCTCAAGTTCCTTTCGAGTTATCTTTAAAACCTGAGCCATCTTTAAAGCACATAATTCTGAATCTCCACAAAGTTTGCATTCCTTAGTAGAGAGATTATACCCTTTACCAAAACAGGGATCAGTGCTTGAGCCCAGCTGAGTAACATCGATCACATCTAATGGATCTACTTTACTCAGATCTGGTAAGGTTGATTTTTTCTTCTTTGCCATATAGTTAAATATTATTAAAATTTTATTTCTACATTATTTATTATATACTAATAGTAATCCTTGTAAAACCTTAGAGAGGATTACTTTGAAGGTAAATCTCCAAGCTTACGCAGTATACTTCTAGCTTTATTGGTCATCATTTTATACATATTATCACATACATCTCCCCAATAGTTAGTTGACATATAATTAGTATCATCCAAAAGATAATGAATCTTCTTCTTTACTTCTTTAGCTATATCCCTGATACCTAAGAACATCTGGAACTGCATAGAAGCATCTGTCTTATGAAGAGTATGTTCTATATCTATTTGGCATGATTCAAGTATATCACAACAAACAAACATAGTCATGATAAGAGTAGTTACTTTCTCTAAATCTTCATCTGGAAGTCCAGCAGTACTCAAAGCTAAAGTTTCCTTAGATTTATTATAATCATCTACATAGTTCTGTTTGCATTGATGTAATAAATCTCTAATACGTTTATCTACTTGCATAGCTTGAGTATAATATCCCGTCATATAGAGATTATTATATTTATCTCTAAGAGCTTTAATCTTATCATTAGCATAGAATGCTTTTTCTAAAGCATCTATTGCTTCCTGAGGTATATCTTTAATTGTAAGCATAATATATAAAGTATTAAGTTATTATATATTCAAATAGAAAATCCAATTAGAGTAAGAGTATATGATTAGTACTATTCTTTTACTTCTAATTGGATAATCCTTTTTCCTATAGTAAGATCCATCTTCCCTCCTCCGGAAGGAAGATATATAATCATAGTAATTAGGAAATAACTCATGTAAGGTATAGATATCCTACTTAGAATGGTAGGTCTGGTGCAGATCTATCTGTTACTTTACCTCTATTTAATCTAATAACCTTAAGATTCTGTTTCTGATAATAAATTCTACGATGATTACCATGTCTATTTAAATACTTACCAGGATAATGAATATCATCAAGGTAAGCTTTATCCTTTCCTTCATGTGTACGAACTAATCGACCAAGGAACTGAATATTCTTTTCCTGAGAATCCATATCTGCTGCGTTAATCATATATCTCAGAAGTGGGAAGTTTTTACCTCGAGCAATAATAGTAGTAGATACTAATATATCTATCTTACCTTGCCTAAATCTTTCCATAATATCTCTACGTTCTTTATCTTTAGTTTCTACATGAACTACAGCGATAGTATATTTCTTATCTAAGTGTTTCTTTATATATTTATATAGATTCTCAGCGTGTTTAATGAACTTGCATACTATGAGAGCAGGTAATCTGCCATAGGATATATTATAAACCAACCTATCTAATACAACCCTATAAGCAGTAGGATTCTCTGTAATCATCTCATTATATATTTCACTATATTCATGAGCCTCAGATTGATAGTTATTATACCAAAAATTAGCATCAACCATTTTCACTACTGTATCTGTAGAATAACCTTTCTTTATTGATTCAGATAATTTAAACTGAGCTATAATATCTCCAAAGAAAGCTCTTAAATTCATATTCTTAAGTTTATCCCTTACTAACTTACTCATATAAATGGTACCTGATAAACCTATTCTTACCCTAGTATTATATAAGTGAGTTAATACAGTTTGATAAGATTTACTTCCTGCCAAATCTGCTTCATCTACTAGCACCATATCTATTTTGGTTAATTCTCTTTGATACTTCTTTATATTACGTGAAAGACTCTGGATCATACCAATAGAGAAATTAGACCAATTATCTACCTTACTACCTTGAACAAATGTTATATCTTCACCAGGTAGATAATCTTTAAACTCCCTCTTTGCCTGGTTTAACCAATCAGAATCATTAGTGATAAGTAAAGTCTTAAGCTTTCTTTTAAAACTCAAATATAAGGCTACCATTACAGCAGTCTTACCAGCATTAACCGTATAGTCTATAACACCAATATGGAAAGGTATATTCTCTACTTTATTATATAATATACTAGAAACAGCCTGTATTTGCTCTTCTCGTAAATCAAATTGAGCTATCTTAGTTACTGGTTTTTTAGGTAATTCAAGCTTAGGCCTAGTATCTATTACCTTTACCTTATAACCAAACTCTTTACATTTAGCTACAACTAATGGTAATAACCCAATTTTAAACTGAGCACCTTTATTAATAAAATGTACCATACCATCCCAGTTCTTTACTTTACCCCTGAGATAAAAAGCATTAGGGTGTTTAATACTAAATTCTTTGTACAGTTTCAAACCAATTTTAGCTGAAACATCAAGAGAACAATTATTACAGTTCTCAATAATAATCTTCACATGTTCCATATTATTCTTGTTTATTTATACGAGCCCATAAACTACCATGAACTCTTGGGGTTTCAGTTTTAACTGAATGTTTATACAACCATTTATTATACCTTTCAACAGCCTTATCTGAATATAAGGTTTCTACTGTAGGTATACCATTGCAATATGCCAAAGCCTCGAATTGTGAATCTATATAATCTTCATAATCCCAACCTTTCGATTTTATGAAATCCTTAAGATTTACAAAATGAACATATTTATCTGGTTGATCATAATAATTCTCCACTATACCAGTATTACTAGCTATACGATTTACATAATAATCATGTAAGCTTTTAGTAAGAGATTTATCTGTATCATTATCTATTACTATCTTGGCTTCCCAAGAAGAATAAATATTATCAGACATGGAGATTAACCTATTTAATAAATTTCTATTATCCTTTAACCTAGATATACCATATTCGATATACTTAATAAAACCTTCTCTTAAAGGATAATTGAAATCTTCACAAAAGTGATTACAGATATCTGCTAACTTTTTACATAAAGTCCAATCTCGTTGATTGGATTGAGTTATCTTTCTTACTCCTCTATGCTTAAGCTTAATTCTTATTGAATATATAATATCGGCAACTAGATTAGCATCTCCTTTACTTGCTAGTAAAACTTTATTAACTTCTTTACTAACTTTATTATTTGATACTGCTACTATTCTAGAATTAACAGCTCTTAATGAAGCCTTCTGAAAGAAATGGGTTATTGGGAAATCTGTAATTTCCAATTCTTCCAGGATATCTCTAAAATTTTCTAATGTAATATGTATACTCGGATCTCTTTTCATAATGAATTCTTTAATTCTATTAAGTCTTTATATTGCATATATCTAGTATTATATACTAACTTCAGAGTTTCAGATTTTCCTAAATCATTTACATCCTTTTCCTCTGGTAAAAATACTACCTTTACCTTTTTGAAATGTACTAATTCTAATGCCAACTTAATGGCATACTCTTTAGCATCTGGATCAAGAAGTATAATTACATGTTCGCAAGGTGATTTTATTATTTGGTTGACTTGGTATCTGGAAAATGCTTTACCCATAAGAGCGATACCTCTTTCTCCAAGCGTAAGAGCATTGATTGCACCTTCACATATGAATACAGAGCGATACATGAAGAGCGCATCATAGTTAAAGATGAGGAATTCTTTACCCAATCCAGTAATATCTTTTGATGGGTTGTTGTAACGAGGGCCACTTCCGATAACCTGTCTAGCATTATAGTATCTGAGTTCCCCATTATAGAAAAAGGGTATGATAAGATAGCCGAAGAGATTCCCAGTGGTGCAATATCCGACGCCAATTTTAGATAAGGTTTTAATATCAAATCCCCTACGTTTAACGTAGTTTTGCATGGCTTTGGCCACGGTTGATTCTCCAATACTGATGTTCCTGAAACCATCTGGAAGGTATACTGGTTTCTTCTCAGCCAGCTCAACCTTCTCATCACTAAATTCGAGTTCTGTAAATTCTCCATTATTCAATAGTTTTATAAGTTCACCATAATTATCTAAACCTTCTATATCCATAATCATTTGAGTAGGAGAAGGATGTTCTCCACATCTAAAACAATTAGTTCTCCACATAGAAAGGTTAACTCCCATTTTATTTTCCCTATGACAATAAGGGCAAGTAGGTAATCTTAACCACCCATGCCTATAATCAAACCCACCTAGCCTTTTTACTAGGTAGGTTTTAACTTTGCCTTTAAATTCGTTTGTTACTTTCATTTCTGATAACTTTACGTATTTCCTTCCTAAGTTGTTTTAAATCATCAAGAGTATACCCAGGACTGATATTTATATGATGGAAAGATCTAGTATATATGTTATAACCATTAACCTGAGCTACATGATTTGGATTATCATCAGGATAAACCTTTAATGGATCATCAGTTGGTATTACCTTAATCTCTTTTAGATTTCTTATCTTTTTCATTTCTATCATTTATCTCTTTAATTGCAGTTCTACATAATTTACGAAGATCTTTCCAACCTTGTTCAGTTAATGGTATAACATGAACAGCATTATCTGGTCTTCCTTTAATAACTAATTCACTACCATTAGTAAACTTGTTACCAGTAGTAAATTTATTACCTATACCCATACTTGATGGATAAGCCATTTTCTTGACAAATACCTCACATAAAAATTTGGTTTTGTCTTTTTCAATTTTCTTCTTTTTCATATTATATATCTCCACTATGACTAATCTTATCAGATTTCTCTGGTTCAGGTTTATTTAATGTTTTATCTAATTGTTCACCATATACTGAATCATATTCTTTACGTTGAGCCCTAGTAAATTCAGTAGCTTTTTGCCTATCTACATCTATATGAAATAAAGCTCTACCAGATGGTTTACCATCTCTTTGAACTACTAATTCTAAACGTTGGATATTATCTTGATCTTCTTGTTCTGTAGCATTCAAACCAAATATGGCAACTGCATTACGAACAATATCTACACAAGTTGCAATATCATTTTCCTCATATCTAGTTTTTCTATGTTTATAACCTTCTCTTTTAATATGATTAGCTGTCCATACTACATCAAGCTTTAACTTCTCTGCCATATTCTGAGCATCGATATAAGCATTACCTACTCTATTATAATCATCTTCATCTTTAGCAATTGAAGCCATCTTAGCTAAGTAGTCAATCATAACTACCTTAATATCAATACCTTGTGATCTTAGTTTAAGTACCAAGTTCTCTACATAGTTCATATCGGTAACCATAGCAGGAACTCTATCTATAACTAACTCAACCCCAAATCTTGATAACTTTCTAAGATGTTTCCTCTCGAGCTTATCATATTCACCGGAATATAATTCCTTTTTAGTTTTATTAAGTGAACCTTGAATGAATCGATCCATAATTTGATTCTTACCATTTTCAGTATCAATGTATAAAACCGATTTCTTCATTCTCAAATAACCTCTTGCTAAATTTACCAAGAAGAAAGTCTTCTTTGCTTTTGGTTTATCAAGAAGTACGCATACTGAAGCAGGTGGGAATCCACCAGCATTAGTGAGATCATTAATTTGCCAATAAGGTGAAGGAATTACTTCTGGATCGGATTGACGTAAGAATTGTCTTTCAGTTACATCTCTAATCAAATAAGCAGGTTCATCTTCCTTCTTTGGTTTAGATCTCTGAAGAACTTTATCTATCTTTCTAGAATATTCCTCGTATTGGTTGAAATCATCCAAATCAAAACTATCATTAAGATTCTTCATCTCAACATAAGTAGAGAACTGATATATCTTGTTCTGAATATAATCATGATCCTTTAAAGGATATTCATATAGGTTATGAATTATCTTTTTAATATTAGGAATATCATCCTTAGTTACTAAATCAACATATTCTTTACCTTCTAGTAATTCTTTAATTACTTCCTTAAGAATATTCTCCGAAGGTATCTTATTATGCTTTTTATAATACTTATGCAACCCCTCGGCAATTAATGAATGCTCTATTAAAACTAAATAACTTGGTTTTACCCTAGCAAGCATTAATCCTCCTTCCTTATCCTGGATAATATATCTCAGGATCTCCAACTGAAAATCAGTTGTAAACGAAAACTTGATTTTATTCTTTTTCATTATTGCAATAATTAATTTATATTTATATGAATATATGAACTAAGATAGTCTATAGAGTCTCCAGTTAGCTAGTACCTTTAAATTCATACTCAATCTTAGTTCTTTCTAATAGATCCTCAGCCTTTTATAAAATAGTTTATATATTATTTCTTTATATAAGAATTTTTTAGTATATTTGCAAATAAAATATTTATAATATGACACATCAAGAACATCAACAAGGATCAGAGCTACATAGATTAAGACCTATGAAAGAAGGCTACGATAAGAAGCTATTCAATAAGCTCTACAAAGTATGTAAACCAATTATACGTAATCTAACTAGACAGATTGATTATAAGAGGTTTAATGTAACTCCAGATATTATTGAGTCTTATTTCTGGGATAAAATGATATATGTATTTAATAGATATTATGGAGAAGTAGATGAAGAACATCTTAAAGCAGATATCATAAGAAGTTTAACTACTTTCAAGAATAAACTCTTAAGAGCTGCTTATGGAGAGTTAGCTGAAATAAATAAGGGTATGGCTTCCTTTGAAGAATTATTTGATGATTCAAAGGAATTAGAGGATGATATAGATGAACAGAATGCTAAATCAGAAATGCTCCAAATGGTATATGATTACATGAATGAACATCTTTCTCCAGATGCACAATTAGTATTTGAAGTATTGATGACTCCTCCTCCTTATATTAAAGAGAGGATTAAAGATGGACAACGTATTACTAATTTATTATTGGTAGATTTCTTTGATTTACCTAAGAATAGAAATTCGGTTAGATTCTTTACTGAAATCAGAGAAGATATTCAATACTGGGAAGAAAGAGCTAAAAAGGAATTACACTTATAAACACAATAAAAGGGACAGCAAGGTATTTCTCCTTCTGTCCCTAATTGTAGAGATAAATGTGAAATGTAAGAATCTTATTCTACAGTCTTTATAATAAAGGCTACTACACAATAACTTTGTCTAATATCAACTTGACTAGGATTACCATCTATTCCACCACCAGTAAAATCTGTATAGTTTTTACCTCTCCAGTTAGGATCATTAGTATAATCTCCATCACCATCATTTCCACCAAACTTAACAAAGTTTCTACTATTTGCATTATCTCCCCACTTTGCTTGACCCAAAGCTATACGATGCTGGTGTCGTGGCATCTGATCAAGTTTAAGAGTTATTTTATCAGAACCTCCTAACTCATTAATAGTAGAATAATCTCCAGTAATAGTACTTAAACCAACTGGAACTCTACCCATTAAATTAGGTTTAGTAAGAGCTGGATCATTTACTGATACACCTCCATCGCATAACTCCCAACCTGCCGGAATAGTTTTTTGAGAACCATACCACATGATAATACTTCCCTTTGGCATAGCTGCAGTAGTATTATTAATAGTAGTATTACTCGTACCACCTTTTAGTTTTTCAAATAAATAATCTATAATACTAGAATATTCACTTGGTACACCAGAAGTTAATGATAATAACTTACTTAAAGCCGCCTTAATCAAACCATGCTCTGCAGTAGTATGATTTAATACCATAGGGAACTTGGATTCATAAGGTATGATTCTATAGTTTTCTGTAGCTCCATCATTTAAAGCATTATTACCAGAACCATATACACCTATGATACACATTGTATCTTGACTCCAAACTCCAGATGGTAAAGCTCCTACCAGAGTAGTTTCTAGATTATCAAAAGTAAGATGAGAATTCATATATGGGTCATTCTCATCTTTTACACTTAGATCTCTATTGGCTACAGTATTAGGATAACCTGGATCTAAGGATCTACGATATAAGTCATAGAATCCACTACTTGATTGAGACCAGAAAGCTCTGAACTCTATAGGGTTCTCTACAGCTTCATCCAGAGGTGAATGTACTGCAACAACTATAATATCTGGACTAACTCCCTGAGTACCTTCTATAGGTATCTCTAATTCACTATCTGGACTAACCCATATATAACCATCCCTAGATATACAACCAAAATTAGTAGCTAATGATTCAGCTACCTTGTATATATTTCTAGCTCTAATCCTATCATGGATTGTGTTATAAAACAATTTATAGAATTCACCATCTGCAGGGATATTATTACCATCTCCTGGCTCAGCTGTGATAATAATCTTAGTACCATCAACAGATATTTTATGTCCACCAAAGCCACAGAAAGGGCCTATACCAAGTGGAGTAGAGATTGCCTCCATTAAATCCTTAGAGGCAATCTGTTGTTCGAAATTAAAATATGTCTTACTCATTTTATTTATTCTTTACATTTCTTAACTTTCTTTCAGTTCGAATCTGATCCAAGACTCCGAAGAATTCAATACCGAACTTCTTGAACTTGAAGGTTACTATCATAAGCAAGAAGTCCCATAGGTCATACTTTGGAGTTACATCATGTATAACACAGATGTGCTTATATATACTATTTAACTCGAACATATAACATACCAAAAGTAAGGTAGTAGCTACTACCAAAGGATCTAATCCATAAGGCTGAGCTATAGCTTTACCTAAAGCTATACCAATAGTAATATAGCAAAGGTAATCTACACCCTTGATAATGGTTTTACTTCTAGCTTCAGACCATACTATCTTTCTCCTTTTATACTTACTTTCAGAAATACCAAACCATAAATCTCCTATGATAAGAAGTATACCAAATACTATCATCCATCGAAGATCCCAGAGGAAACCATACCATTCAGCAAGGAATGAAACCATTGCAGATTTAAATACAATTGAAAATGGTGTATTCATTATCTTATACAATTTTGTTTCTTTTTTCATGTTACCAATATTTAAGAATCTTCTACTGTTGCTTCCCAAGAGGTTGAACTACCAGTTACCAAATCTAATGATTGAGCAGAATAATCTTCTGCTTCCCAAGATAAGCTAGAAGGTGATACCTGGATATCAGTAGAACCAATGATTTGGAAAGAAGCTTTAGGTTCTGTACCTTTCTCTTCACCTCTAACCGTAAAATTGTAGATTCCAGTAGTATGTCCAACAAATTGGTATGGAGAATCATGCCAAACTTTATCTCCTTCTCTTTTAACCTGTAGCTTTTTATCATTTACATCAGGATCATTGCATGAACCAACAACTGTAGTAACAGCAAAACCATTACTTAAAACAGCTATAACTGGTGTACAAGTAATCTTAAAAATTGTATTTTTTACTAACGTTATTTGTGCAAAATATATGTTTGTATCTTCCTTAACCTTGAAACGATATGTACCTTCTTTAATTAAATCAGATACTGTATCATTAAGTTTATAAGTATTACCAATTAAAGTTTCAATACCATTCGGGTTATCTTTTGTAAATTGAACAGAATATAATTCTATATCATTTAACTCATATCCTTTATGATTTAAAACTCTGATTTTAAATTTTGGTGTACCTTTTAATAAATCCCATTTTGCATTAGCTGGACTGTTAGAAGGAGTACCTACATCAGCTGTTCCCCAATTACTTGGTTCCAACCAACCAATATCTAAGCTATTAATAGGTTCGAAATAAAGATACTCGTCTTCAGGATTTATATAATTGGATAAGATTATTACTTCTGGTAAATAGGCTTCATCCAAAGATCTAATCCTAAAGGTACCAGAACCAACCTCCTCCTTATTAAATTGCACTGAGTATCGTTTAGTATACTTGGAATTATTATTATCTACTACCCAACCAGAATCACTAGAGGATACTTGAAGTTTAGTAGGTACCCATTCCTTAGTACTTTCATTGAACTTATCGATTATAAAACCAAAATTCAAAACACCAGAAGAATCCAACTGTTTACCTTTAGCAAAATCAAAATTGGTACCAATAGTGATTAATAATCTAACACTAGTACCATTATAAGGATAAGTTAAATTATGAGTAGATGGCTTTAAATAGTATGTAACTCCTGGAGCCAATTCACTTGACACTAAGAAAGTAGCCTGATTACCTTTTTCTTGAGCCTCAAAGATAAAATAACCAGATCTATTAGTATTAAAGAACTCTCCACAGTTATATAATATATCCTTATTATTAATCTCATAACATGTAAGTGGAGAGCATACAAGCCAGAACTCTAACCTATTTTTAACTCCAATTACTGAAGTACCTTCTTCTGCATACTGTTGTACATCAATCCAATCAGAATACTGCCAATTAGGATCTTCTACTATTTCACCAGCGGTATTTATATAACCATCATGCATCTTGATATTTGGTAATAAATTAGTGAAGGTATTTATTGGCTGATCTTCTTCTTTATTTTGAATATATCTTCTGTGACTTACGTATTGAGTAGTATTACGTATTGGATTTTTTATACAACAGAATCTTACTTTCAAGATAATCTCATTAGAATCATATCCATCTGAACCAATTTTATATAAAGGTATAGAAGCCATAGCATAGGTATGACTTACTACCTTATTATTAGGTATGCTATTATCTGGAGTCTGTACAAATAAGTCTTCTAATTGTTTATTTGTTAATGAACCTGAATTAGCTTTAGCTTGAATAGCTATTACATCATCCTGGTGATAGGATCCTTCGATATTCAACAAAGTACTTACAGTTTTCTTATCTTTGGTTATCTTATCAGAAGTAGGATTTACTGTTACTGTTAAGACCTCAGGATCTTTAGTTACAGTAATACTTATTTGTCTTATAGGATAATCTACTAATGAGAAAGTATAAGTACCAGCCTCCTTAGTTACGAAAGTATAATTACCAATATAATCACCACTATTATTAACTTCAAGTATTTCTCCAGTGTCCATTCTTCGAATATTAACTGGGAATATCTTTCCATTAAATGATACTGTACCACTTAATGTGATTGATATAGAAGGATGTTCTGCAGAGATATTCAAAGTATCAGCTGAGTAACCAATATTATAATACCTAATAGAAGATAATCTAGTAACTGTTAAAGTTACTTTTGCATAATTACCATTACTATTAGCATTAAGACTTCTTATATTATAAGAAGTTGCCTTACGTGCATGAATTACATATTCAGAATTATGTTCATTTTCTCCATATACTTCTTTACCACCAATAGTAGACCCTACCACAAACTTCAGATCAGAACGGTTATTATAAGTTCTACTTACCTTTACCTTAATTTTTACATCAGTAATTATACCATCCTGAAGATAAAGCTTTCTTAAGTTTTCATTATTACTACTACCATTTGAATCTCTTAAGAATACCCACTGTATACCATCCCATAGATAAGTACTCAATGTATAAGTTTGAGGTATAGTGAATCCATAATTGATCTCAGCCTTAACATTTATAGGTAAGAATCTATCAAATATATTTTCACAAGCTACTCTAAAACTTTCAAAGCCTTTTCCACTAATGTTAGTATATGAATGACCAGTAATCTTTACTGGAATAGTTACACACTTACTGCAAGTAGTATATCTATCAAAAGTATAATCATCAAACTTGGAATTCTCAGTATCTAACTTTGAATTACCATATCTACTAATATACATTCCCTGACCGATACCTGCATAATCTTGGCTATCACCATGAGATTGAGAACCTATACCTGCATAATCTTTATTTTTACCAGCGTAATCTACATTATCTGGATCATCATTAAATATTTCGGTTTTAGGTTGACCTATTTCACAATTCAAACCATAGATCCTAAATAGGACTTCAAAGAAAGTAGAAGTACCTCTAATCTTAAACAATGATATTGAATACTTGAGAAGAGCTCTAACCATTTTATTATCTGGATTAAAGTTCTCTGATGAATTAGTTGGAACTATACAAGCTTCTCTCCAAGCCTTTATCTCTTCAAAAATACTATCCTTACCAGCATAATCCTGATCATCTCCATGTACCTTAGAGTTTTTACCTCCATAATCTGTATTAAGGTTAGGAAATATAAAACTATCCTGGAAAGTTTTCATTAACTTACCATGATAATCGGCTACATTCTCCTCCTTAAATTTTAAACCATCAAAGTATACTTTCCACTTATCTACATCAATAATGTGACCTTGAGCAAATGGCATCTGTCCAAGAAATTCCCACAAGTGATTAAGATACAATTCATCACAAGAATCTATATCTAGTATGTCCTGTAAGGTAGAAGTATCTTCTACTATTTGATCCTCGAAATAATTACCAAAGATCTCCAAATATCTTTCAAATATACCTTTACCTTCTTTATTCTTGTAGGTATCTGCTCCCTTATAATAGTAAGGGAGCATGTCTATAAGTTTTCTTAAGTTTAGCATATTATATAATTTCATTAACAGTTAATACTAATTGACTAGCTTCTTCAAATACCGGGATGTTATAACCAGGATCATTGTAATCAAGATTAGGTTCTGAAATAGTGAATTGATATTTAGAGCCTTTATCATATTGATTATCTACGAATGATAATGAGAATTGGTTTCCATTCTTAGTATCATTTATAGTTGTAGAGGTTATTGGTATAGAAGTCTTTACAAAACCTCCAGTTAATGATCGGATAGTATAACTAGTTGCATTCTCGAAGTAAATATAGTATGAAGTACTACCAGTAGCCTTGTTAAGAGAATAAGTACTGAACTCCAAATCCTTAGATCCTACAATAGTCTTAGGCCAAGGTACTATGTAGAACTTAGTAATATGGAGATAATCCACCATTGATAGGTTATCTATCAGAGCATATATATCTGAAATTCTTACTGATCCCCCAATACTAGAATGATCTGGGGAGTACTTATCATATAGAGCCTGTAATACTTGATCCTTGATATCATCACTTTTGAATGAAGGTTTACCAGTTACATCCATCTCAAGGATAATCTTAGCCTTACCAGCAGATTTTACCTTAAGCCAAGTAGTAAGAGGAACAAACTTCTTTAGATGATTTAATACTCTATTACACAACTCAGACGAGGCTACTGCAGCATTATCGGGTGAAATATAAATAGTCATCTTACGACCACATTCATATTCCATTTTAGCTTTATTAACTCCATCAACCTGCATAGCATAATCAATGAAATCTTGTTTAGTAACTGCTACTCCAAGAGTTCTTACTGAAAGAGGTATATGTTCTTTCAACATATTGAAATCCTCATAATTAGATCCTCCACCAGCGGCATTTACATTACTAATTTTAGCATCTGATACAGCTGAGCTAATAATAGTAGGTACATCAGTAATACTACCAGCAGATACATTACCATCACTACCATTAGTAATGTAACAACTAACTACAGTTATTATAGAACCTGGAACTGGTTTCATACCAAAGGTACCATCACCAAAGATAATTACTGGAATATCCTCTTCTGTATTTTGTACCATAAAATGCCTATCAGTTGGTTTTGAATAAGCGAAAGTTTTTACTAGTACCCAAGTCTCGGAACCAATTTCCATAGCCATAGTACCTTCCTCATATAAACCATCATCAAGTGTACCCAAAGATATTTGAATCTGATCTCCGTTAGGAATCTGTGTACCATATAGGTTTTCGAATTCATAATACTTATGCTGAATAAGTGGTACCTTACAAGTTGATACATTGGTATTCCAAGTTATATTCTTAGCACTTAACCAAGTATTACCTGCATTATCATTAAACTCAGTACCTTGTGGTATACTGATAACTTTACCTTTACTTGAACTAGTTAGAGGTCGAACTAAAGTTACATCAACGGTAGCTGCTATTGCAGACCTAGCATGGTAATCTACTAGCTTACCATGTTTAAGTACAGAAGAATATTTTCTAGCTGTTGGTAAGAATGATTCTCTACCAGCATTATCAATATAGAAATGTAATACCTCAGCTATAGCTGCAAACATAGAAATTACTATAATTAATATATTACCTTCTGATACATCGGTTATTAACTGTTTACCATTATCATCTTTAATATTTGATAAACCTTCTATCAACTTACTTTTAATTTGTTGGTAGGATCTTTGATAAGTACCCAACCAAGGATTAGTTATATTGCTCATGATAAACTATTTGTTAAGTTGTTATATGTTATACCTAAAGATTTTTCCTCATTGCTTTGCTTAAGAGTATAGTGCATCTCTATGTGTAGTTTATTTCCACTTCTAGAGATTATTGCTTCTTTATAATTAATTCTATCCTCATATAAGCTAATAGCTTCTTTTAAGAAAGTATTAATTAAGAAAGCCTGAGCCTGAGTATTAGGTTCTTCTATACATTCCCAAAGCCTTGTGCCGAAATCTTCCTGTCGAAATCTTTCTCCAATACTGTATTGAAGTAAAGAGTTTAGATTGTCTGTAATCAACTTAGTACTTCCAAGTACAGGATACCAACCAGTTTTCTTATCTGAATTAGTCCCAAGTACAATTGGATAAGTCATACCATTACCTACGATCTTTTCATATAAATTATCTTCCATAATCAATGAATACACTTTTTATCTTCATAATCATTCTTGTTATATTTACTAAAGGCTTTAGTAACTGGCTGTAAAGGTACAGTAGAAATTCCACCACCAGTCTGAACTCCCCCATGTATATGAGAGTTAAAGGCTGATCTAAGGGATTCCAATTCTGATATGGTTTGATTTAACTTTTCAGTTATACCATTGATATTTACCATACCTTCATTAGAACCAGTATTAAACTGTATCACCTTATCTGATTGTATAGTGATATTACCATTAGTAAATATATTAAGTTCTCCTGATGAATCATCTAGAACTAATAAATTACCATTAGGAGTAATTAGACCCATCTTATTAGGCCCATCTAACTCCTCTGGTATCTGATCTAATCCAAAACCATGATAGGTCCAAAGAGGTTTAGATGGATTACCATATTCGAACATCACATAAACAGTATCTCCTATTTCTGGGGCCAAATATTTAAACCCAGTCTTTGAACCACCATGTTGTCCGAATGGTAAAGCCCATAAGATAATACCTCCTTGGATTTCTGGTATAGCAACCTGTAAAGAATTCATATGATTAGGATCTTCATTCTCTACAACCATACCTCTATAAAAGGAATAGAATCTACCTAAAGCCTCTATTCCTCTTTCCATCAATAATTCCTTAGTATTTATCATTTATCTCTTGCATTTTTAGTTCTATATTCCTTCTTTGATAAAGAAGTTGTTACCTTACTAGTAGAATAATATTCTCTCTTATAAGACTTATCATCTTTGTTAGATGAAGAAGTATTATTAGACATACGAGATTTATTGTACTTATTATCACTTGAAGAAGATAGGTCACTTACTACCTTAGTAGTAGATAGCTTAGTAGTTGTTGATTCTACTTCAGCCTTCTCACCATTCTTATTTAATTCAAGTGTACAAGTATACCCAATATCTGGAGACATATCATGTGAACATGTTTTTATATAATAATCACCAGACCATTTCTTGCCTACATTTGAGATATGTATAATCTGAGAAGATTCCAATGATGGTCTTCCTATTACTCTCATAGTAACTACTAGTTTCTTTTCAGTTACAGTTCTACCAGTATTACCAACTAAACCTGGAGCATAACTACTAATACCTCCACCATTAGAAACTGATACACTGTTACCAGAAGAGTTATTAGAAGTATAATTTGGATTCCTCAACCTGATTAACCAGTCTGTTACTATTTGAGAAGAATCTACTAAACCCCTAGTATATGTCAATCTAAATACCTTGATCCTATAATGTTTATATGGTCTACCAGTAGGATCAGGATTAGATACTGTTACATTACTTAAGATCTTAATTTTAGGATCATTCTTCATGTAAGATAAGTGTTCATTAAGATTCTTCTGATCATAGTAACTTTTACCATTATCCAAGAAGCTAGAACCTCTACCTTGAAATGTGTTATTACCGGTATAGGTAGTAGGGTCTACCCATTGCTCTTTCCAAATAGGACTAATAATCATATGTTTACCATAACCAAAATACTCTCTAACCAATTTAAGTACAGAGTTTCTATTATGTGATTTCTTCCAAGCCGCTACTGCTTTATTAGATAAATCTACTCTATCTACTGCATCCAATTTAGAATAAATATTTCTTGCCCATTTATCTTTTCTGGCATTACTAGAACTGTTTACTGATTTGGTGAACTGCCTATTTATAGTATTACCTTTTTTATAAGCCTGATACCTAGATTCAGTTTCATTTCTCTGAGCAGCCTTCTTTTTATGATAACCTTTGGATCTTTCTCTAAACTCCATCTGAGTTCTAGTAGTATTAGCATTAGAGTTTATTACTCTAGTTGCATCTATGGCAGCTACTACATTTATATGAGACTTCATTGGTTTCCTATTTTTTTCTCCTGGACCAGGAGTTGGAGATTTAACATTTGAGTTAATTCCAACTATATCCTTAGAGAAAGGGTCTATTCCACCACCAGTTGAATGGCCTAATGATTTTGTTCTACGTTGAGTTTCGAAGGTTAAACTTAGGACTTCTCCATTCTCTGATTGATAAACATAATCATGTACGGTATCCTCATTAAACTTACGATTGTGTATATAGAGTATACCATTTCTACAATCTATATACCAAGGACCATTAGGTAAAGCAGCTAGTTTATTTTTAAGTTGTACTATAGGGTTAGTACCAACTGAACCAATATCACTATCCAAAATCTTTTTAATATCATCAGGCATATCTACTTGTGATACTCCTGCATACTTATTAGCATACAGAATAGTACCAGTATGGGATTCATAACCTTCACCAGACTGGATAGATTGAAATACTGGGTTACTTATAATTGTTGTATTCATATCACTCAAATTTTTCTATGATTACACCTATATCTATTTCACAACCATTATCTAAGAAACTAGACATGGATTCTTTAGGATCTCCGCCAGCTTTTAAAGGTAAAGCTAAACGTATATCACCAGTACCATCTATACACTTAAGTGCTACATGAGTACCAGTATCATCGAAGGTACAATTAAAATCTTTAACCTTAATAGCTTTTGGTTTATTGCAAACACTACTACCATCAGGATATATGTAACCCCACTGAAGCCAAATAGTTTTATTCGTTTGTAAATCATCTTGATCTACTATATCTGGATTACCTACATCAAAATTAAGTGTACTCTCATTTTCATGTTCCTCATCAAACTTATATTGGAATTGGCTTATATACGCCCCAAGAGGGATACCCGTTAATTGGTTCATAACAGGTACCCCATCTTCTGAGAATATAGCTAGATAAGGAGTAGCAGTTCCTTCCATTAAGATAGAAGGATCAGACTTACTTTCTTGTTTCTTTATTTGTTTAACCTTAGCTACCATAATTTGGAATCATTAATTGTTGACCAGCATGTAGTTCATCAGAAAAAGGATTTTGGATATTATTAGCTAGAGCAATAATATACCATAAACCAGAATCCTTATAATACTGATAAGCTATATTTTGAAGAGTCTGTCCATCTAATACTGTATGAATAATAGTAGATTCTGGTGTTGATAACTCTAGATCATCTAAATCCAAAGTTGGATCTGTACCATCATCATATTCATTTATTATAGCATTATCGTATGGACTAGAGCCTACTTGATAATCTTTCATCATTTGCCTACTCCTTTCGTTTTATCCATTGATTCACTATCAATAATATCACCATATCCAATGTTATGATCTGAAACCCTTTTGAAGATAAGTTCCTGTGTTGCTACCATAGGGAACAATTTGGTATCTACAAAAGTAGGATTCTTAGACCTACGATCTATATGACCATTTTGGAAATTCTTGAGAGTATATGTAGCTGAAGCTAAGATGTACTTATGGTTATCAAATATACCAGAAGCTCCCCACTGTATCTTAAGAATAGGAGGAGCAGCTAGATAACCATTAGCCTTAGACCAAGATTCTAATAACCTACATTTATTGATTACTTCTGCTGGGTTATCTGGATCAGAACAGAACCAAGAAATATTGAATTGTAAGGTATCTTCTGCTCCAGTATAATGGTACATAGGATTATTACGTCCCATACTATGTATTGAAGCCCAAGAAGTTTCACCTTTAAACTCTAATTCAGGAGGTCTATTCTGTAATACCAGATAAGAGTAAGAACCGTTACTAGTAAGATTATAGATAATTACTTGGTTTCTACCTTTGTTATAACTTTGAAGCTCTTGATGTTTTTGTAGAGAATTGGTAGGTTTCTTACCTTTTGATACATCAACTACAATAGGATCATCTAATGGTAAACCTAAATCATTAGTACCACCATTAGCTAATATATTCTCCCACTTCCTTTTGGTTTCCTCATTAAGCTTAGGATTCTTTTGTGGATTTCTTAAGCTAAAACCTTTACCAACAGGTTGATTAGGCGTATACATTTTACCCTCTGGACTATCCTTAGGTAATTTAGAAGTAACTCTATTAATCAATATCATACCTCTCCAAAGTTTATTTACTTCTGAAGTAGGTACATCATTTACAGTCTTATGGTCTAACAACTTGTTATAACCAGATAAGACCTTTCCTTTTTGTTTTGATATCCAGTTTGCCATAAGCTTTAATTAACCAGAGTGAAATTAAAATCAGTATCATTATTAAAAGAAGGCATAGCTCCTGGGTTAACTGTACCATTATAGTCAATTGTAAGTCTCTGAGGACTTTGTGAATTACCTTGGATAACACCTTCTCTTACAGCGTTAGTTATGTTACCAGCCATATTCTGTTGTATAAGGTTTTGCATCTGCATCAGATCTTCCTGACGTTTAGCAGCTTCATCATTTTCCTCTTGATCTTTATTAAACCATTTACCTAAGAGATCCACTATAATAGGTATACCTATAGATAAACCAATTCCCCAAGGTCCACCTAAGAAACCAAGAATCCTACTACCTACACCAACAGTTGCTCCAGCAGCGGCTCTTCCAGCGGCTCCTGCTGCAGCACCAGCAGCTGCTCCTGCGGCAGTACTAATAGCATTAGCATAGCCACCTGGAGTAATTCTACCATTAGGTGAAATAGAAGTAGGAACTCCCACCGTTACATTGCCACTTTTAGATTTACCAAGAGTACCTCCCATAGGTAAAGTCATTCTAGTACCAGGAGCCATTTGCATACCAGTTAACTGCATCTGTAAAGCTACCATAGTTCTAAGATGAGCTTCCATCTGAGTATATACAGCATTCATACCAACTAACTTAGCCTGTTGCTGAGTCTGTTGAGCATTCTGTTGCTGGAATGTAGTAGTGATCATTCTTGTAGTCATGTAAATCATTCTAAAGCCTTGTATAGCAGTGAATATCATTACTGACATAGAACCAACTCTAATTACCCAACCACCAAAGCCAGTATTAGTAATCTGATTTACTACATTAGATATAGTAGTAATACCTTTAAGAATTGGATTGAATACATCAGCAAGAGCAGCTCCAGCAGATACCTTTAAGTTTTCGAATGATGAAGTAAGAGCATCAATCCTACCTTGAGGACTCTTCATATAATCCTGCATAGCCTTATTAGTCCAGTCTGCATTCTTTGGATCATTGTATTTTGCAATTACAGTCTCCAATTTATTTCTACCAGTCCAATAATCCTGTAGCAAACCAGAGAGAGCTCTAGAACCTCTTACACCTACTGCATTATAAAAGAATGAAGTAGCCTTTTGAGTTGAAGCATCTTTACCAAGGTGATCACCTATAGTCTTTACCAAAGTAGAGATATCCTTAAGATTACCCTTTGCATCGAGCAAAGACTTAGGTTCAATACCAATAGCTTTTAAAGCTTCATAACCTTTCTTTCTTTGACCAGTGATAGATAAGGTTAAGTATCTATACATATTAGCCAAAGCAGTACCAGCAGAACTAGCCTGAATACCTTGGTCTCCAAGTACACCAATAGCTGCAGCGGCAGTTCCCATATCCATCTTAGCATTTCTAAACTCTGCGCCTGAATATTGGAAAGCTGCTGCCAAGTCATTGAGTGACATGTTAGTAGAGGTAGTAGCTATACCTAATTTATCAACTACATCAGTAGCCTGAGTTCCAGGTATATTAAATGTAGCCATAATATTAGTCATCAAGTCAGCTACACCACCTTTACCACCAAGGTTCATACCAAAGATAGCAGCCAACTGAGAAGCTGGTTCTATCATCTTCTTGATCTGATCAGGAGCATTACCTGCCATTGCCATAAATTTCTCACCTGAAGCAATATCTAAAGCCGTAAGAGGGTTTCTAGAGTTAATCTCCTGGGCTAATCTGAACATTTCATTTTGCTGTTGAGTAGTAGCTCCAGACATTTTAGCAGCAAGTAAAATCTCCTTAGATACTCCAGCAGAATATTTATAGGCATCATACATACCTCCAATCATTGCCCGACCAGCATCAAATGAATAGCCTATAGCCATATTGATACCTCGGTTCCAATCATTAATCTCATTCATCATTCCTTTGAAGGAACCTGAGATCTTTCCGGCCTCTTGAGTGAATCTATCCTGGAGTACCATAGATACACCCACTTGGACCATACTATTAGTACCAGTGAATGCCATTATTTTAATTTACGTTTTAATGTTTCATAATACCTTTCAGCTAATTCTCTAAATTGTTTTCTAGTTCTATACGGAAGACGCAAAAAGCTGAAGTAATCTAAGTGTACTTCAGCTCTTGTTATATATACATATAGGTCTACTAATGAACCATTATTTACGCTTCCGTCAGGTAGAAAAAAGTAGGAGCCATCATAATAGGATATTGTATTACCTGATCAGTATCTGGGTTAGTGATATCTGTAGTTCCTAAAAATTCTGGATCCATAGAGAGAATACCTTTTCTCATTTCAGCCATATCCTTTACTGAGAATAAACTGAAGTTAGTAACCTTATCCCAATTACCATCAACCAAAAGTCTAAGGTTTCTAGCAAGAAGTTTTGAATTCCTTGTTCTCTGTTTTGGAGTAAGGTTAAGTAACATTATTTCTCCGTTACCATCCAAGTAATCCCAACGAATAAGTTTACCTGAGGTTAATTGCAAGTCATTATCTTTTAACTGCTTCATATTTGGGTAATATGGAATAGCATCTGGTTTTGCTTCTAGTTCTTCATTAGAAGGAACCTGGGAATAATCATCAAAGAGAAACTCTTTGAGATCTTGTTCATAAATAACCTTGCCATTTTCCTCACCCCAATCATATTCAAAGTTAACTGTATCACCAAGTGAAAAAATTCTTGACTGGAAGATAACTGCCATACGATCCAGTAAAGGCATATCCAAAGCATCTTTGATTGTAAGCTTACCAGATTCTGTAAAATCAGTTTCTGTTACTATACCAGCTATGAACTTGGTGATGTTCATAAGATTCTTAGCATCTGCCTCATTTGAAAGGATTTCTTCATCCTCACCATTCTGTTCACGAATTGTGTAGTACTTACCAGATGGTGCTACAAAAGTTTTTGTTCTAATCTGTTCCATTGTTATTGTGTATTAAATGTTTATAATCTAAAAAGGGGATAGAACTTATTAAAGTACTACCCCCACCGCCTAAAATAAAATGACTAAGATTACAAAGATTCTGCAGTACCTACAGAGAACTCAACGTGCTCTATAGTGTTATCAGAACTTGTTCTATCTAACTCAAGTCCAGTAATTTTCTTAGGCCAAACCTCATCATAAACATGAGTATTGAGGATTGATTTACCATCCTCTGCCAACTCATTAACGATTACGGTTTCCCAATATTGTGAAGGTACTAAACCTCCACCTACCAGCATATCCTGGCAGGCAGCTAACCAATCATGAGCCCAAGTATCTGAACCAGAAGTGGTACAGAGTTTCTCTATTACCAAATCTCCTACCTTAACACGACCAGCAGTTTTTACATCTCTATTAATATCACCATGAGTAGTTTCCTCTACCTCTACATCTGGGAGATTTACCTTCTGAGCCAGATATGAATTGATAGGGTGTTTGGCAAATGTAATAGAGTATAGAAACTTCTTTCTAGGATTTCTAACTTTTGCTGTTGCCATAATTTTATGTGTTTAAATTTTAATTACTAATTGAAACCGAGCTTTCCTTAGAAGCTTGATCAATTACCAAGTCAAGAGTAATCTCTTGCATAGTAGCTACATCCTTAAACTTAAACTGAGCATGATACTTACCTTGACGAGCATCTGCCTCATTATTAATCTGAAGATCAGACCAAGAGGTAGCATCCTGATCACCCATCCAATTTGGATCAGTGATAGCTTCATTGGTTACCAAATCATCAATTATAGGTTTAGCTTCCAAATAAAGTCTCTTCCAAGAACCCCAGATATTAGGTTCCTCAAAGTACGATTCAATAATAGGTCTAAACTGTTTCTTCATATAAAGAACAAGTCGAACATTACTAATGAATCTGAATGAATCCTGTTTTACCTGAGAAGTAAAGTTGTGCCAGAGCATAGCAACCTTACCAGAAGACTTAGTATCTTTTACAACGATAAGATTCAAATAGCTATGAGCCAAATCGTTGATATCATCATATCTTGAAGGTGAACCATAGTTTGGAGATACAGGACCAAGTGCATCTGGCAATGTACCACGATTCATACCAGCAAAGGATTTATAAGGACCATAGTTAATTGCAGAAGCATCACCCAAACCAATTACAGATCCAAGTACATCGCAGTCCTTAAGAATACCAGCATTATTATAATACTTTATACCAGCTCCAAAATAAGCGATGAACATTGAATGACCTACTGCAGCAAGAGTAGTATTCATCCAAGCAATCATCTTAGCTTTAGTATCATTTATCTTAGGGCATTCAATATAATAGATCCACTCCTGAAGCTTATCAGCATAAGTCTTTACAAATGAGTGGAACTCAATTGAATCTGTAGGTAAGTGCTGATGAATGTGTGAAGCAATTACCTGATACATATCATTGAAATCCAATATAGATTCAAATGCTGTTTTCCAATCCTGGAGAGTTGGAGTTGTACCTTGATTACCAGGTGTACCATTTACTGAAGTATAGGTGGTAGTCAATTCAGCACTATTAAACTGTACAGTAATAGTCTGGTTAGAACCATCCACTGTACCAAGCCAATCAATCATACCTTCAATAGAAGTAATCTGACCATTAGGTGTTGTAATAATTGGTTCAAAGTATGGATTACTCTGGAAGAAGTTACTCAAAGCCAAGTAATCAAATACTGCAGCATTGTTATCATCCTTAGATTTAAAGGTAAACATTGTACCAGAATCAAGGATTGTATTACCATCTGCATCTACTACCTTATATACTACACTACTACCGTTAATAGCAGCCTGGAAGGCATAAGTAGAACCACTACCAATACTATCGCCTTTATACTTAGTCTGGAGACCAAATCCAATTTTAATAGAACCTACCTGAATAGAGAATAGGTCTTTGTCTTTAGTACCAACCAAACCTTTGGTAGCATCACTACCTTGTACACGAACTATTCGGAGAGTAGAACCACCAGCTAAAGCCTTTTCTATATTAGAAATAGACCCATCTGGTACTATCTCCTTACCATAAACCTTACTAAATTGACTAAGTGAACTAATCAAAGTAGAAGGATCATTCTGAGGACCTTTTGTAGTACGGGCCAATACAACAGATACACCGTTAAGAGGTACCGTAGATTCTACATTATTATTCTTCAGATTGACCTTTAAAATCGGAGAATTTGACATACTGTTATGTTTTAATTTAATTATTCGAATTTATTATATACCGAGGAGTATTGTTCTTAAGTATTACCAGTGAAAGAGATACCATTAGTACCATCTGGTATAAGATCGGTTTTAATCTCCTTAATTGGTGAAATATCTGGATCTTGTTTAACCTGCTCCAGAAGACCATCAACACAGTTATATGTATATACCTTTTCAAGTATACCATGATCTGTATCGTTGTGGTCATAGTAATTACCAATATTAAGAAACAAGTTACCAGTCTTTTCAAGTCCAGGATTCTCTAGATATTCTTTTATTGTACTGAATGTGAAAGGTTTTATATAACCTCTAGCAGGTAAAGCAGTATACATTATCTGATGTAATACTCTCATATCATTTGCATTACCAGCTACCAGATGAATATCGAAGATAGAATCCTTCACTTCCCAAGGTTGTTCATATAAAGCATACTGTTCATTCTCTTCTTTATTACCAATCATGAACTGCTCTACACCTACATCACCTGGGTAATAACCAGTTAACTCAATAGTAATTCTAGGTAAAATCTTTACACCTCTAGCTTGATTATTACCAACACCATATATAGCAATATAATTCTTACCTAGCTTTTTTATATCTTCTTCTTGCCTTTTCTGATTCTCTGTACTAACTGGTAAGTAATCCTCTGGGTTAATAGTTCTACCTATTGATAGAGCTACTCTTAAGAGAGCCACGTATAATGATCTCTCTATTATTTGTTGACTTGTTACCATAATTAACTACTAGCTTGAAGCCTTAATAATATTGTTATTGAGTATTCATCTTTCTTACCTACCATATCAGATGGATATATAGTAACTGTAGCAGTTCTAATTTCATTAGTATCGGACTTTATAGTAAAGTAACTATCTGCTAAAGCTACAGAAGAATCTTCCATCTTACTGGTATCGAACGTAATATTTGGATCTGAACTTTCTATGGTCATATTAACCTTAGTCTTAGAAGATACATCTAATATACCAGTATTAGGATCCATCTCTACTGAATAACATCTACAATTAATTCGTTCTGAATCAGTGTTACCTACCAATGTTACACTATAAGTTTTAGTACCATTGGGTGCTGAAGCTACGATGTAGAAATTCTTATTATTGTAAATCTCTATATTGTATATCTTAGAAGAAGTTGGAGTATCACCTCCACCACTTCCACCTCCAGAACTACTTTTCTTATTTTGTGTCAGGTTTATGGTTTTCTTAAGAGTTTTAACCTTAGTACCTTTTTCACCTTCAGTTACTTGGTATATTTTTAATACCCCTCTATGTATACTGTTAGGATCATTATTAATATTAGGTTTAATACTTAAAACTCCTGAACCAGTACCTGACGAAATTCCTTCTATTGAAAACTTTGCCATATTACATATATTGTTTTAAACCTTTTTTAATATACTCTTTTAATAGTGCTTGATAAGCCTTGTTTCCACCAAGAGATTTCCAGGCAGGTTGCCATAAAGGTCTAGCAGGTATTTTACCATCTTTGGTACCAAACTCATTTATTATGGCAATCTGATTAAGAGTTAACTTAGACTGAGGATCCTGGTTTACTCTGGCCTGACCAGTAGTAGATCTGCCATAAGCATTACGAGATCCTCCTTGTCTGTTATAGTTAAGACCTACCCAAGTTCTACCTTTAGCTCTCTGGAGGCCAATAGCATTCATATAGGTACCAGTCAAATGTAAGAGAGGATGAGCACCTAAGTCATGTATAGTTGATGGACTATGAGGTGGCCAACTTACTCCAACATTTGGTGGTGGTTGTCCTATTGCTAAGCACTTCTTTGTTAACTTTACTAGGCGTTCACCAAATTCTCTAGAGGCTCTATCGAAAGCTTTATTATAAATATCTGGCATTTCATTTAATAGTCTCTGAGCCTTTAACTGTTCTGCCTTATTTACATAAATCCTAACAGTTAGACCACCTAGAGTTTTATTTATCGACTTACTTGGCATAACATTATTTTTTTATTATATCAACACCAGTGGTAATAGCATCACCTACAACATTTAAATTAACATTCTTCAGCTTATCATCTAAGTGCATTCCATTTTCATCGGGAATTTACACTAATGAACCAGGAGGGTAATCTAGTTGCTCTCCTGGTCTTTCTGCTGATACAAAGTAACATTTTGTTTCCTCTGACATAGCTTTATTGTTTATAATTTTGCATTAAGATATCCCCAGATCTTCTCTGAACCAAACGGGTTATCCTCATCATTCAAATAATTAATCGCATCCTCAATGATAATCTTGGTCTTCTCATCTTTGGATGAATTAGGGTATCTTCCTTCAAGAAGCCTGTAGTTATCAGACATGATCATATTCATAGTGACATAGAAGTCCCACATTGTGTAATCTGATTCTTCTAGTTCACTCTTAACCTTGTTCCAAATACTTTCTATCTCTGAACTCATCCAGTATGGAGCATAATGCTTTTCTTTATCCTCAGTATAGTACATCTTACTTACTGCCATTTTAGCAAAGCATTCATCATAGTGACCACCATTCAAAGCATAATAAATATCTTTAGCAAGTTGCTCTTGATCTTCTTCTGGCAATTTATTAACTGCCATAGCTACTTTCTTTAGAACTCTTAATAAAGGTTCTGGATCTTTCCCTTTAAAATAAGTATTAATGATCTCGTATGTATTCATAATTTATTATCCTAATTGATTTGCTAACTTTTCCACGATTGAAGTTATCTTGGAAATATCAGACTGCATAGTTGACATAGAAGACTCCATTAAATTTAATCTCCTATCAGTTTCCTGTTTCTCTTTAAGTTGAGGATTTAATTCAGCCAGGAGATCTGGAGTCTTATTTATTATATTCTCATAATACTCCTTCTTAGCCAGTTGATCCTTAGCTTCTTGGTGTAAGATGTTCACCTCATTGATCAATTTATTAGGATCTGTAGCTAATACTAAACCAGTATTTGTATATGTAATATCCAAGTTCTCTGGGATAGAATATGATACTGTCTTACCTTCTATGTTGAGATCAATATCTACTATTAAAGTAGTACCTGACATACAGCTGTTAGGTTTAGACATATCTATCTTCGGCTGAGAAGCATTGATTACCTTAGCTTGTATAACTTTCAGATTATTCTTATCAAGAATAAATACTGTATTATTAGTCTTAATATCTTTAAAGGTCATATCTTTATATTCTAGAAGTTAAACAAAAATAGCCCAGTTAGAAAGTTTTATTCCTCTCTACTGGGCTAATAATTTATATAATGCTATGTCGTTGGAGTTGTAGTCTTAAGCTGAGCTACGATTGATGTAGTCTGCTCCCTACGTTTGGCATCTTCTAATCTCTCCTGGAGATCTGCATAACGATTAGCTGTAATTGTATCTATGATACGCTGAGTGTTACAGTTTGCATTGGTCTTAAGATCGCAAGCTACGCTCTGGATAAGATTACCCATATTTGAGAAGCCTCGTTCTAGTCCAGCATTAGTGTAACTGAATCCTTGCTGCATCTGATTAATGATATCCTTCTGACCTAGCTGGTTATCATAACCCATCTTAATGATGTTCTGTTGAGTCTGGCAGCAGCAGTCCTTAAGAGCCTGAGTCAACTGGAGATTACCAGTAACGATAGAATTGATTACTCGTTCAGATGAGAATCCTACCTGACCACTAAGCTTATCGATACCACCACGTACATCGCAGATAGCAGAGTTCAAAGTATTGAAGTCACAGTTCATATTAGAAGCTAACTGGTTGATAGCAGCAGCATTACCCTTGATAGCATCCATAACCAAATTAGAATTCTGGTTATCAGAGATCTGTGATCTAAGTGACTGAATCTGATTCTGAAGTTCAATGTTCTGAGCATTCTGACCATTGTTATCCCAGCCATTACCCCACATTCTCTGTGCAAACATCATCCATACCAAATAGATGAAAGGGTTATTCCACTAACCTACCATACCACCATTCATAAGAGCGGCTGCTTCGAGAGGATTATCGTTCTTGTTTAAGAGAGCTGCTAACATAGCAGAATTGTCATGATTATAAGCACTAGGGTGATCATAACAATAGACCTTCTCTGTTACTCTATTCTCTTCCATAATAGTAAACCTTAGAAATTAAACAATAAGTGAATGATCTCTTAAAGGATTACTGCGCAGTTATTATCCTTTATATAATAACATAGTGCCCAGTACTACCAAACTTGATAACTACAATTAAGATGTTTTTCCTAAGTTATGAGAGAATTAATAACTTCTAAAGTAAAGAGTTACTTAGCCTTTAGATTGATTTAATATTGTAGCTTCATTTAAAGCTATCTGATAAGCTTTAGAGAACTTTTCAAAGACTGGTGAAACTCTTTTAATTTTCCTTATTGAGGTTGGAGTTTTGTGTAAAGCTTCAGCAATTGTACAAATGTTATAACCAGCTTATTCATGCTGGTTAACACAAACGCATCTGGTCATAACAATGTTTATAGATCTAGCTTTACCTAAGACCTTTTCTTTAACTACCTGATTTGTACCTTCTTGAGTAATACAACAACTGATACAATTCTCTATGATCTTGTTCAGTTCCTTTTGTTTATTGTTAGCCATACGCCTAAAATTTTATGTTTATTTACTTGAATTTCCTCTTATTAATAATAGAAAATTTTTACCTTAACATAATTACTAGAGAATATCAATGTAAGCTGAACTATTCTCCTAACATAGAGTTTACCATCTCTTCAATGGCTTTATCTGTCATGCTCTCTTTTATTGAGGTATCATCGCCAAGCGATTTCATCAACATACATATCCAAGGATTGTCACTTTCAATGGTAGAATGTATTTGCTCCTTGTAGGCATCATAAAGCTCGCCAGATTCCTTGAAATTCGAAAGAACCGTGCGCAAGGCTTTCACAACGTAGTTATCCATAAGCAATGGATTGTCCCTTGCAGAAGATAATTTAGTATGAAGCACTGGCTGTGCTTCATGTAATTGTTTCTTCTTCATATATTATTATTTTTAATTTAAAACGTTGACAATTTACAGTTTGAAAGAGGTGGGACGAATCTTTTGACTCACCATTCTTCTTTATCTATATTGTTTACTCCCAATACTTTGGCTCTTCATAAACCAAGTTATGCTCATATATTTAACTCCTTTCTGACCTCATTCATCTTTTGCAGGATAGAGTCATTGTAATAGTTAAGTTGCTCTACAGTGAACTTGAATACTCTATTCTCTTCTTTTAGCGAAAAGTTCTCAGCTATGAATGCCTTTTGATTAGACATTGATACTGATATTTCCTCTTTAATATCTTGGTTTCTGTTGTACAATGTATATGTACTTACAGCAAGCAAGCTTATTAAAATGACTATCCCAATTCTTATATATTTCTTTATCATAAGTATATACTCTAACAGGGTGCAAATATACATAAAATAAATCACTTATACTCTTGTATAAGTGATTTATTTACATAGTCATAACTATCCCCTATAATCTATTCTTGATAGCATTGAGAATTAATTCTTCTATAACAGCATATCCTTCTTCTTTTGGATGGTAAACATCCTTATAATATGATAGGTAATTAGTCTGATTAGCAGGATAATCATTAAACAAATCAACAACCTGTGCTCCATAAGTTCTAGCACAATCTTTAATTGCTTGCACAAAATCTTCCATTTTCAATCCATGTATATTTGTTAATGGATAGTATGATGTTAATCTGCCTTCATAAGCCCACATCTTAATAGGCGTACAACATATAATTTGCACATTAGGATATGTTTCAATAAGCTTTCTCAATAAATATGAGTATGCTGCATAGAAACTTAAACTTGGGTCATCACTTCCAATATCACTCATAGTACCTAATTCAGCATACTTTAGAAAGACGTCACCATCAGCAGGAGTAGTGCCAAAATCATTTACACCGCCAAAAATAAGTATGATGTCTGGAGAGTCACCAGTAGCACCATTGCTAAATAAATTACTCCACCTTGTCTGACTTGTAAAAGGTACATCATGGTTCGATCTCAATCCTGTCATTATACAAGTTCCACCTTGAATAGATTTTCCTATTCTTTTTAAATCACAAGTGTTACTTAGTCTCTTCCAGTACACTTTTTCTGGGTTGGTAACATAATTGTCAGTAGATATACTATCACCCATTACAGAAATGGATTTTCTAATAAGGTTAGTATTAGGATTATTGTAGTATAGCCCATAGCAGAAAACAACAGTTTTCTGCTGTTCAATAGTTCCAGGATTTCTAGTACTTGCAATAACAGAACCACCTACATTATTATGTGGATTGGCAATCCAAGAAACATTTCTTGAAAATCCTATATATTGATTAGCTCTAATATAGATTGGTTTATCAAGAATGATAAGATTATATTTACCAGCATTTATGGTACTGCCCTTGATAGTTTGTATTACAGTATCAGAATTTGTTATATTATTGAATAGTAAAATATCAGTATCCACTCTTTTATTTAGTAATACATTAACAGCAGTAACCTCTCTTTGAAAAACATCATATTTCGTGTATAACTTATCAGGATATTCAGGAGTTAATTTAAACTCTTTTGTATCCTCCTCCATGTAGATATTATGTGATAATACTTTTGCCCTCTTATTAATATTATCAATATGGAACTGGCTTACAACCTCAGCATTGTAAATTGCTGATGGATACTTATCATAGTTTGTACAAAATCTTATATAGCTTGCATCCTTTACATTATCATAAGATATATCCACAATAAATTCAGTAGATGAGACAGGGGATTCAACAGTAGATTTTACTTCTCCTATCTTATTCAAATTTTCATCATACAATAATGCAGCACATACATTTGAGTTTGCTTGACAGGCATGAGTAATTTTAATATCTTTGGTTACATATAGAAGCTTACTTACTTTGTAACTATTAGTAAAAGGAAGCACTTCTTCTTCACCAATATAATTATACCCAGATTCATAAATGTCACTATTATCTGATCCAATTATTCTAATTCTACTTCCATTAACTATAGTAATAGGACATCTTGAATATGATATATTAACTTCACCACTTTTCTTAACAGTGAATCTTGCTATAATAATAGCATTATCAGTAATGCTATTATTAAAGGCAGTGCAATGTAGAGTCAATTTTTCATCTAAATAAGCAATATAATACTCAATATGTACATCTTCTCTTTTACTGATTGTAATCTTTTGGTCAGCAATGTTCTTATTGCTGTTAATAGCCAATTTAACGCAATCTTGCAAACCAATTGTAAATTGATTATAATCGGAATCTATATAAAGATAACTATATTTTCCTGCACCTTCAATTGTGTTAGAAGGCTCATTAAAATATGAGTACTTTTGTGTTCTGATTAAGTAATCATAGTCCAACATTACGAAATTTGATATATTGAAATGTGCTCTATCATCTACATTGAGTATGATATACTCAGCATCAGAATAATCTTCATATACAAGGTCAAAATAGTAAGCACCATTATCTGATACTAACTCAGAAGTGGACTTTTTAATTAACCCTATTTGAGTAAAATTTTTATTATATTTTACTCCAACTATACCATCAATATTTGGAGCACATGCTTGCATTATTTTTAGAGACGGTGTAACCTTAATTAGGTTGGTCACATGGAAAAAATCAGTACATTCTTTGATTACTCCAGCATAGTTAATATAGTTATACTCATAGCTTTTATATAGTACTAAATTGTTTAATGTATTACTATTAGAATCTAATACATTATTCAACGAATAATCAAATATTGACACAATAGTGCCATTTATATCTATGGTTGGTACTATAGAATAATCTATAGCAATCTTTCCAGTTTTAGTAGTATTAAATCTACATATTATCTTTTTTACCTCACCTGTATCTGCACCTACAAATCTAACAACTCTTAGATTATTACTGTAATCTAAGTATATAGTATAAAACTCATGTACAGTACTATCAAAGTTAAATGCAATTTTCTGTGAAGGAATATTAGTTGCTGAAAAATCACTCAATATATACCCTGATATTTGTATATAACCTTCATTAGTATTTATTTTCAAAATACCTGATTCAGTGGATGCAATTACATCATTAACTGATTCAGTGTACCAATAATCAGTATTATTCCAATCGCTTATTGTAGTTCCAGCAAACTGATATGTTTTCCAGCCACTTTCTGATAAAAATTTTCCTTGAAAACCTAAGACTCTATCACTTGAAGGCACTTTATTGATAGCTTGTTTTAAAGTTAATACTTCAGCAGTGTTTGTAGAATTATAGTTTGTTGATATATTAACAATCCCTCCTCTTTTTGAGAAGTGACCTATACTACTAACTTCATCAACCGCACCTTGAACATTTTTAGACGTTAAACCACTTATAGCTGGATTATATACTACTTTATCTGCTGTTAAAGTTGGATTAGCAGAATAATTGATAGCTCTTAATAACCCAGCTAAATATTGAGCTTTAGAACCAGTATAACCAGCAGCTACAGCATCATCATAATAACCCTCTAACAATCGCTGATCTATCTGTTCACAAGTATAATACTTACTGTTATACATAATAAAAAATTTAAAATTAAAATTTAGTATCTCTATCACGTTTTAGGATAACGATAAAACATAAAGCTTCATCTTTGGCTTGAGCTACTTGAGTATCTCCTGAAGGTTTATAGACTATCCCGTTAATAACGAACCTATCTTCTGACCAATTAAATTGCCAATAACCATCAGAATTGATATAACCTAAACTATCTATCTGACGTTTAGTCACATAGATAGTAAGATTCTCATCATCTAACTCTCCAGAAGTAGTAGGTTTATTAATAGGCCAGTTTCTGAATACATTGTAATAACATAGAGCTTCTAGTTGAACATCTAGGTATTGATTACCATCATCCTCACCAAAAGCTCCTATCTGATCAATGTGCCTTTTCCAAGTTATAACTTGCCTACCAGCATCTTTATCCATAAAGTTCTTTATGATATTCTTATATCGTTCCCAAGCCTTATTTGATAAATATTTAGAAGAAAGACCCATAAGCTTAATGTTTAAAGATTACCTGTGTTCAAAGGAGCAATAGGATTTGGTCCACCAAGAGGACCAGCTTTCCTACGATTTACTACCTTAGGAACTACTGATGTACGTACCTTATCACAGAAAGGTAAATATATCTCTAAACGTTGAGCAAGAGTACATAGGTTAATTCTAAGTTCATCAATTATACCACCTGGTTGTAAAGCTTGCATGTAATATTTCCACCATGAAGCTATAGAATCTGAGAACTTATCATAATATTCTACTTCTGTTGGACCAGTAGTGATACTCTTAATTCTAGTATTAGGATCTTCTGAATCTTCTTCTGAAGTTCCTGATTGACTTTGGAATTTAGAGAAGAAATCATTGGTCTTGGCTAATAAAGCAGTAAGCTGAACATTAAGATATTCCCAAGCTGCCAATTCCATTACCAATTGATTTTCTAGTCCTTCATAAGCAAGTTCATCTTGATATTTATCGGGAAGTATCTCATGATTTACTAGAGGACCTAAATACAATTGCCATTTAGTAATATAAGTTACCTTTTGATCCATCGTTATATTACCAAGTTCTGGTGGTATATAATTATCGATGAGATTATAAATACTATCTGAGAGATGAGTAGTTATACTTTCATCCTCACTAACCATAACTAATTGAGATTGCTCAATAGTTTCTTCATCCTTTGTCACTCTCAAGGTTACTGTATAAAAACCTGCAGTCTCATAGGTATAGGAAGGAGAACGATCGTTAGAACTACTCCCCTTAGAATCCCCAAAGTCCCAACTAGTTGTTACACCAGCTGGGACTTTACTGATAATACGGAATGAAACTTGTAGACCTTTAGTGACATATACAAAGGCTACATTCATATCTTATATTTTTACTTTTCATCAAGTGTTTCTGCAATAGCAGAAATGATAGTATTTGTAGTATCTGAAGCTTCTACTTCAATCTCGTGGCGACTAGCCAAAAGCTTAGCCTCCTCAAGTGAGAAATCCTTTGCTACCTTCTCAACAGTTGTACCTTTCTTGAGAGCTTTAATAAGTTTATTATCCAATTTCTCGAGATCATCCTTACTGTACTTATCTACAGGTTCATTTACAAAACGAAGATGACCACCGTTCAAAGCATTCTTAATGTGCTTAGACTGGAGCTGACGTGATGTAAGTTCAATAACCTCTCCTCTTACAATTGTAATACCAAGAGCCTGATCATGAAATGAATATGCTTTGCTACCCAAAGCCACTTTCTGTGTTGCCATATTTATTTTATTTAAAACGGATTTTTGTTTAAAGGGTGACCTAAATAATAGATCACCCAAGTTTAAATTGTAGTATGAATTATTACTCGAGATCTACTCCCAAGAACTGGTCAATATTCATAAAGCTAGGGAAACCATTCTGAGAGAAATCCTTATCTGAAGCCAGCATGATCGTAGCATCATGGTACATCTTGCAAAAACCTGTTGTAAGAGTAGCATATACTGCCTCTGTCTGATTTGATACAATTCTCTCTGATTCCATTGACAACTGTTTAGCAGTCAACTTCATCAAAGCTGCAGAAGTATCAATAAGAATAATCTGCTTAGCAGGACAACCAGGATGGATATAGAAATCAGCCTGATTTGGAACCGGAGAATGCAAGTTAAAGGTTGCCTGGGTAGTACCACTACTACGCTGCTTGAACTCTGGGAGATCCAACATCTCAACAGCCTGATCCTCACCACCAATCATTGTAGTAAAGTTACGACCCATACGAGCAGCACGTACCCAAATACGGAGAAGATCCTTATACTTAATACCATTAGCCGTATCATATACACCAACTACTGGAGCAGCCTCTGAACCATTAGCCTGGTTACCATTGATAAGTGTATCTAGTGCCAGAGTATCCATAGCATAACCAAGCTTGATACCAAAGTCACGGAGATAAATACCCAAAACATCAAGTGATACATAATCACGAACCTCATCTGTAAGCTTGAAACCTTTACCAATCTTGAACAGACGGATAGATTTCTGACCAAATGATACTGTACCCAATGGGATGGTCTCAGCCTCATTTACTCTAGCAGGTGAAGCATCACTCATATTAATATGAGGCATAATAGCTTGCAAACCATTGATAGGCTGATCAGCGGTGATAATATTTGGATAGAATGGAGCCTGGCGCATACCAAGAGTAATAGCTGCTCTAATGATCTCAGGAACGATCCATCGAATACTCTGGTCTGGCATACTGTAGATATTCTGCATAGTATCAACCTTCGGGTTAATACCAATCTTCTCATACAGAGTATCAAGTGTGATACCATACTTACCTTTTACCAACTCCTCAAAAGAGATTTCTACTGGTTTCTTATTGTTGTTACCGTTACGAACAGCTTCCAACTGTACAACCATAGGCATCAGATCTTTCTTGAAATCTTCTGCCTTCATCTTTGAAATATCGATTTCTGCCATTTTATATAATGTTTATTTGTTTTACTTTACCAATACCTGAATTACCTCATTAGCTGCATCAGCTGAATTCAAAGCGATGAAATTAGTAGCTGTAGCAGAAGTAGCTGCTATTGGGAAATGCTCACTAAGCATAGTACCATCTACATTAACATAACCAACCTTAAGAACACCCTTAGATACCCAATTACAAATCATAAAGCCTTCTACTGCTACTGTAACTTCTAGAGCTACATTACTCTGTGGCTGATAAGCTGGGTTGATACTATCTGTAACTGCGATGCCAAGATAAATCTCTTCAGAACCACCAGTATAAGGCTGAATAGTACCATCGGTATTAAGAGCTACCGGCTGACCCTGATAAATTTTCTTTTCATTCTTTACTGTAAAAGACTGGTGCAACTTGTGTGACTCAGACTTATAAATAGTGGCTCTAAGAGTTTCCTCTCCCCACATTGTCAATTTTGTTTCTTTCATAATTATATTTATTTAGAGTTCATTTTCTGATGATACAAGTCGTTAATGGCATCATCAGTTGAAGGTACTTCGGAATTAGAAGTAGTACCTTCACCTTCCTTAGGATTCTCAACTACAGAAGAACCACGAGTTACATCATGTGAACCACACTTAGAACAGGTGAGTGGGAACTTCTCTTCCAACTGATCCTTGTAATCCTTGTTAAGAGAAATCAAAGTCTGAAGACCTGTTGTATCTGCATTAAGCATAGTAACAATAGTCTCATCAGCCTGATCACCTTTCAACTTCTTGTAATTACCAACTACCTCCTCACGAAGAGAAGCAATATAATTCTTACCTACTGTAGACATAGCCTGAAGGTTTGCAATTTCTGCATCCTTCTGAGTAATCTGCTCAGTAAGCTGATCCTTCTCGGTAGTAAGATTTGTAATTTTAGTTTCCAAATCTTTTTTACCGTTTACCAATGACTGAACTGCAGACAGTGCTAATTCAGTACTTACCTCCTGACCCTCTGCCAATGATAAACCATTATCACCGAAGAGTTTCTCGAGAAATTCTTGTAATTCTTTATTCATTGTCTCCTTATTAATTTGGTTATTCTGATTTATATTATTCTGAGGAGTATCGTTATTTTCTTGGTATGAATTAATGTCATCCTTGAAATCAGTGAAATAATATGCTTTCTTTGTATCTTCCTGATACTCTGCAAAAGATGTCCAAGTTCTTTTAGCAAACTCAGGATTGATAATCTTACCGTCTTCGCCAATCTTTTGAGCAAATGAATCAGCACCATGTGAAACAAGAGATGTTTCAAGGTATCTTACTACTTCAGTAACTACCTTACGAACCATATTTCCCTTTTCATCATAAGTACCAAGCTTATCCAAGAAATCGCTATCATCCATACCTGGATGAGATTTCTCCCACTTAAACTGTACAGTTACAGAGTTACTGTGTATTGAAGGTGGATCCATAAGAATTCCTCTGGCAATACGTGGATTAGCTTTACCATCAATCTTAAGTACACCATTGATACCAGCTGGGATAACGAAGTTACCATCCTTGTAACCTTCTTGCCACATAACTTGAGATACTGAACCAATAGCATTACCTATGTCAGTAGAGTGATCACAGTTAACTGTTTGACCTAAAAGCATTCTCATTGAAGCTTTAAGAACTCCAGGTTGACTAAAGTCTGTAGGATTCCAGTTCTTTGAAACGATTGTAGCTGATAACAATCTAAAAACTGGCTCGATAAACTCATCTGCATTAGGAGTAAGATCCTCTTTAGTAAGATTTGGATAGTAGGTATTATAATCAATATCACTACCAAACAAACCCAATTTCTCTACTGACTCTCTTGAAACATGGTTCCATTTGTAGAAATTCTCAGAGAAAGTCTGTGGTTCTACTCCAGTAGGTAGGAAACCAGCCATAATAGTATGACCACTACCTATAATCATTGATTCCATCCTTTCCTTATTGGAATGGATTTGATTTACTTTCTTTGTCATAACTTATCTTGGTTTTGTATTTTGATCACCTCTAGAAGGGCTAGGATTATTCTTATCTCTTGATCTTCTAGCTGATTGATTTTTATCATCTTGTCTCTGTTTTTTCTTTGTACCTTCTTGTGGGTCTGAATTACCTTTACTGAACTGATCCTCAAGTGAAACTCTTGGTTCTTTTTCATCTGGTGAATCATAACCCATTTCCCAAGCATACTGATACTGGCTGATAATACCTGCCTTGTATAACAGATCAAGATTTTGGATTTTATACTGCTTTGCCTGTTGAACCTTTACATCATCAGCAATAGTTGAAGGTTTCCAGGTAATTCTCATACCTTTATTATTAAAGCCAGCTAGACGTAATTCTAGAGAGTATAAGAATTTCAAAGCATAAGTTACAATCATTTGGATATTATTTAACTGGCTGATCATTTTAGATAACACTACGCCATTACCTTCAGCTGTTCCTCCAGAAGTAACTCCAATAATTGAACCATTAACTCCTAAACCATTTGCAACAGATTGTTGATTCATACCCCAAGCTTTATCAACATTGCCCATATCTTTGGTAGTAGAGTTCATAGTGAATTCATGATCATCTATGAAACCAGTTACTATACCATCCTTCATACCATCTTTAACATTACATTTAAGATCTCTGAGTTCTTTGTTCAAACGAGCTTGATAAGCTTTTGTACTTTCATTACCATTCTGATCAGGTTTAGCCATCTTAACCTCTAAGAATCCTACCATACCCATTAACTCCATGATATGTTTGAAGTTAACTCTCATATCTGACTGACCTTTTAAAGAATCAAGAGCAGCCATGAACATAGGTATTCCATAAGGTTCATCAGTATCATTATACATACTAGCATACACATAGGTTTGAGTGTTCAACTTAATGTACTCACCTTGTTTAATTAAATGATTTGGATTCTTTTGATAAGGTTGATATACACCATTAGTTTCTCTTTTAAATCTGATAGTATCTGGTTTAATAAAGAGAATTGTATCAAGTGTATCAAGATCTTGACTTGGTACACCTTCTACAGATATAGCTCCACCTATAATCAATTGAACTATCATTTTGTTAACTAAACCATTAATACCAGCAGTATACTGAGACCATTTATCGGTAACCTTATTAAGGTGATTCCTCATAGCTTTAGCTTCCTTATCTGTATTATTTGGAAAAGTAACAGTATGACCAGTATTAGCTAACTTGAAAGTATCAAGCAAAGCTATACTTACATCTGGATTTATCTTATACAGATCACGAAGTAATTTGATTACTTCTACACGGAAAGAAGGATCTACTACTGGAGTAAATCCTCTTATAGCTCCCAAAATACCTGCTGAATCTTCTGGTACAGAAACTCTTCCTGGATCTATACCAGTAACCTTAGCAGGTTTTGTGTCTTCTTTATTCTGTACAGGAGGAGCATTCTGTACAGGTTTTTTGAAGAATCTTGAAAATGGATTTTTCATCTTGGTTGTACTATTACATTTGTTTTACCTTTCCTAATATGATTGGTTATAGCTTTACCCATAATATCATCATCTGCATAAACCAAATCACTATCATCTTCAGCTTCAGAATTAGTTCTGTGCTTACCCATAGCAACAGGTCTATTTAATGAATCATATATAAAGGTATATGCTTCCTGAACAAAGAAAGGATCCTTTACGATAATATTATTTTCTCTAACATCATTCTCTAGACCATCTATGATAACAGATCTGTTACCATTGGTAGTTAACCATCCAGGAGATTTATCCATTTCTGGTCTAGATTTACCTTTCTTCTTTACCATCTTTTGATAGTAATACAGTTTTGGATAACCTTCCATCTGTAATTGAGAAGTTACAGCCAAACCTACATCATTAGACTCAGGAGCTATAGTAGCATAATTGAATAACTGTCCAGTATCACCAAGTAACTTGGCATACTTATCTACTGGCATTCTACCCTTATAACAAGCTTGTTCTTCTCCATCTTTATCCATAAGAGTAAATGATGAGTAGTCAGTTGCTCTACCAGTTGCAACATCGGCTCCTAAGAAATATACTTTATCCCTTTCAGGTAAGTTAAATTGTCTATACTGACCATTATACCTCTTTTTAATAGGCGGATAATCAGATAGGCAATTTTCTATATCTCTAATATCTAACAAATCAAAGACCGTATTACCTGAACCAAGGAAGTCTCCATCTACCTCTTGAGCAGTTCTTCTAGGTCCCAAAGCTGAAGCCATTTCCTTGTACCAGTGTTCATCTCGTTCTGGGTGCATTTGCCATCTTAGTCTGATTGGTGTAAATGGGTTACCACCAGCCATAGCATCTACCCAAGTAGAATGGTAGAAGTTACCTAAACCCCGGGGTGTAGAATTAACAATAGCGGATCCACCCGTAGACAGAGTAGGTACAGCAGCAGCCCAAATCTGAGAAGCCCAACGTACCATAGCAGCTTCATCTATTACAAGGAGAGACAAAGACTCAGAACGACCTGCCTCTGGTGAAGTAGGAATAGATTCAATAAATGAACCGTTATCGAACTCCATTACAGAAGCAGATCCATATTCACCAGCTCTACCATTAATAATTGGTGTTTGAAGATACCAAGGTAGATTTTTGTACATATACTTAATCTTCTTAAGTACCTTCTTAGCAGTATTATCTTTGATAGATATAATGTTTATCTTTTTATTAGGATGATACATAGCTAACCATAAGCAATACATAGATATCAACTCAGTGATACCAGCCTGTCTAAACTTTAGGATAACATTGAATCTATCTCTAATAAATTGATATAACACAGCTTTTTGATAAGGGTACAAATTAAATGCTACCTTACCACGAACTGGATGAATAACGAAACAAAAACTGGAAAATAGGAATACATCATTTGGTACTCTAGCAAGAATATCTAGCTCACTTCTAGAGAGTGTAGTAGGAGCTTCAATAATTTTCTTAGCCATACTAAAAATTATATTCTAGTTTAAATTCGAGGTCTAACCCAAAATCCTTTTTATATTTAGGATAATAGAAGGTATTAACCCCAACCTTATATATAAGAGTTTTAGTCTTGAAACTTAATCCAAACCCAGCATCCATAACATTATGAAAGTACCTATAAGAGATATATGTGTAGGGTTTAAATCTTTCTAGAAAATTGATTGGCTTACGAGTTAATTGATTATTAACCCAATTATACTTATAAAAATCCAGGTCTAGTTCAAAATCTTTAGAAGTACTGCCTAAGGTGATGGAATCGATATTATGAACCGAATATACCTTGAGATGGCTGTTATCTAATAGAAATTGAACTAGTGAATCGCAACCCACATCATTTGTTGCAGAACCAGATCCATTCGAGGACGAGGAAGAAGCGGCCGATTTACTTCTTTTCTGGTTTGAGTAGAAGGTAACGATATTTGGTACCTGGATAGTCGGATAACCAACTACTGGAGAGTATGGTTTGGTTGAATAAACCGTATCCGACTTGCTTGATGTGGAATTCTGAACGATCTGCAGTTGTTTAACTTGCTGATGTAGTTGGAAATTCCTGAAGCAAAAGTAAATAGTCAAACCAAATAAACCAAGAGTGAATATAACTCTAAGATTTTTATTAAATATCTCCATGTAGTGAACAATCTACCAGTTGATGATAAGCAGTTTTAGAAGCTTCATCCCAATGCTTAAGGATAAACTTGTGAAGGATATTTCCTAACTCTCTACCAAGTTCTGGGGATTTTGGATTCTTCTTGAGGTAAAGAGTAACCTGATAAGTTCTCATAGTTTCTCTTACTTTAACACCATGTGTATCTGGTTTAGAAGATGCAATGATGGAATCTCCTAACTGTTTGATAAGATTACGGAATACTTTCAAATCCATGTTTGGATAATATTCTCCGTGATTCTTTACTGATCTATGTTTCTTTCTTTTCATTGTAGTGAAATTTAAATGTTTGAATGAATATAGTACTTTCTTGTCTAGAAGCTCATTCAAAAGATACTCAGTTCCTTTGCGTATACGTATATATGTATGAGGTTTTGTTTACAAAACCGAATACCTTTTTTCCGAAGGAAAAAATATCCTTATCCTTTATCCTAAATCTATATATCCTAAATCCTATTTTATTACCTTCTAAAAAATATATATATTGAATATATATTGAAAAGGTTCCCTAGGACAAGGATTTTCTGATACACTTTTTAAACCAAATACCAACTTCATATACAGCTCCCTTAGCTATTGTATATCTAGCTTTGTTCAACCAGTACAGATAGTTCTCTTCAGGAAGATATATCTGAAATCTTTTAGGGAAACCCTGGATATTCTTAAAATCTTGAATACCTAGAGGTAGTCCATCAGGTCTAAACTGTCTATCAGCTGGTCTTAATGTAAGTGGAGGTTTATCTGGATCAAGCTTATAAACTCCTGGTAAAGTCTGCATTTTAGCTGTCTTTATAGGCCATTTCTTCTCATCTTTGAAATCATGAGTCCATAGATGTTGAATTTCCTTAACAGTAAGGTTTTTCTTTTTAGGTAATTTCCTATAATCATACATAGCTAATACTTTATCAAAAGGAATTAAAGGTTGCGTATTGGCTGCCTCCAGAATAAATCTAGAGAGTTTAGGAGTATTAACACTAAATATTATATCGAAACAATTAATATAACTCTTAGCTGTATTTTTTATTCCTATAATAATTAACCTTTTCCTTGATACCTGAGAATTACCAAAATCACTTACTGAATTAACCTTGAAGGATATATTGTAATTAGGTAAAGCTTCTTGCCAAATCTTTTCTGGCATAAGATTCATCAATCTAGGAACATTTTCTATCATGAAAACCTTTGGTTGATATTGAATTATACCTTCAATAACCAGTTGAATAGACTTATTTTTTTCTGGGTTTCCTAATTCTTTTGCTTTTGAAAGCCTCATTGTAGAGCTTGCACCACAATCTGGAGAGCTTAGAATGATATCTGGATGCCATTTTTCTGGTAATTCGTTCCTTAAAAATGGAATTTCTCCAAAATTCAAACGCCATTGCTCTTCCTTCTGGGTATGAAAGACGGCTCGGGGCTCTATATTCCCTAGTAGTTGTTTCCTCCAAGGGAATAGTAGAGCTCCTTGTCCTGCACAAATCCCCAGAATCTTCAGGTCTTTGTAACATTTTTTCATAATTTACCAATTCTTAGAATAGCTTTTGATCTGACCGATCATACACTTCAAACTTACCAGATAACTTGGTGAAGTTGCATACTTTGCACCCATATTATCACAGATTTTCTCTGCAAATTTCACTGGATCCTTTCTAAATGGCCAAGCATCAGCATACATACTCTTCTTAAAGATAGCTGTATGATCCTCTAAAGCCTGTTCTAGAGACTCATATTCTCTAAAAAGTCTCTGGACAGTGTACTTAAACTTAGTTGGACTAAGCTTAACCACTGAAATTTTCTTCTCTGGAGCCTTGAATACCTTGTTTGGAGTACTAAAATACTCTGTTGTAAGGATCAAAACGGTTTTTCCAGTCCAAGAACCTTTAGTAATACCAAAAATATTGAACTTACCAACCTTACTTTTACCCCAACCAGTCTCCAAACAAGCCTGAGCGGTTACAAATACTGGATCAATCTCACCATCTTTAGCTGCAAGATAGACCTCTTTAGCGAATTCAATCTGTTTTGTTGTTGCCATAATTACAATATTTATTAAGTTATATAATCAAGGATTAGAAGAATGAGTATTGCAGAGTACACCAACTGTATCAGGAGTTCTATATTCAAATATAAATAAAATAATGTATTAATTTAATTTTAAAAATTATGGCTAAACATTGCAATTTATGTACCAATGAGTACAATCTAGAGGATTATGAACCATCCTATAAGATATTTAAAATAATGGAAGAAAAAGGACTCTGTTTCTCCTGTGCTTTTTGGACTTGGAGATTAGCAGAAGATAAAGCTCTCCAACTTCTTCATGATAACAAAGATATATTCTTAGCTAAATTAAGAAAAGAAGAAGTTGATGATATGGCTCCCTTGGAATCATTTGAGCAATCAGATGAGACTTTATTAAATAGATATCCTAAGTGGTGGTTTGGTAGACCAGTTATATTAGATGGTTCACACCATATTTATCATCTTGGTAAAATTAATAAACCTTCAAGAGTAGATTCACATCATAATTACATTTTAATGGATGATGGAACTATATATCCTTATTTGATGGGATTATATGGTAAAGAAGGTTTAACTTTCCAGGGAGAAATACCAGCACATTTTATGTGGTCTCATAATACCCAAGATGGCTTTAAGAATAATGCCGTTCTTTTATCTGAAATTGATATAGAAGAATTAAAGGCTCAAGGTATCAAGAGACCATTCATATACCAGCCTAACAAAGTTCCTGAGAAAATATTAAAAAAGTACTTTAAAAATTTGTATTAATCAATTTTTATTTGTACCTTTGCAAATAATTAAAAATAGATATAAAATGAAAAAATCAAAACTCGAAACACGACTGGAAGTTGGGGATGAAGTAATTTACTTCGATGGCAGAACTCTAATGGAGATTACTAAGGTAGTATCAGTCGACAAGGAAACTAAATCTGCCAAGTTAGAGAATCAGATTCAAGTGAATAGACAACCTCATTCTAAAGATCATACTTATCACCGGGTAGAAAGGAATAAACAAGGCAACGCCTGGAGAAAAGAAGATGCTCTAAGTTTTTATGAAGCATTCAAGTCTAAGAGAAACATTAGTAAGTTACTTCCAACTCTCTTAGAATCAATTAAGGATTTGGATTTCCTTAATAGTGATGAAGCTGATATTCTTAATAAGTTAAACGTTAAAATTGAAAAGTTATGTACACTGGTTGGAAAATAATAGGTATCTTATATATCATTGCATTGATACCATCATTTATTGTAACTCTGGTATTCATTCAGAATAAAATGGTACCTCGGTTAAATAAAACATTAACATTCATATCAATTTGGATGATAATGCCTTTCTATATGGTATTGAATTTAATATCTAAAATCAATAAGTAATATGAAGAAGTTGATAGTATTTATTCTGGCTGCAGTTCTAGTATCTTGCAGCCAGCAAGAAAAAAGAAGGATAGAAGAGGATAAAAATCTTAGTAAGCAATATGAGGTAGAGAAAACATCAAAATCCTACAAGGTAACTTATTCTTATGAGAGATTTTTAGATACAATTAAGGTATCAGATGAGTATATTATAATTGCAGTATATAACTCAGGTAGAGGTATATCTACTGTAGTAATAGGAAGACCAACTAGATTAGATAAGTATGATTATTGAAAGTAAAATAATTGCGGTTATCCTGTTTATATTGGGTACCTTTTTCCTTTTATGTGGGTTAATGGTATTATCTGGAGTAAGAAAAATTGATAAGGATGATAGGGTTCTTTTTGGAGTTGTCCTTCTCCTTAATTTAATATTAGGTTATTTACTTATTATTGGAGGTATACAGTTATGGCAAATTTAAAAGCAACTAGGAAGGAGTTTGAGGATTATGTAAATCTTCAGAGAGATGGTTTGGTTAATATGAATGAAATGGATAAGGTGTTAAGGCTTACCAGATTAAATCAGGAATCCTATGAGGATATTATTAACCATTATGATGAATATGTTAAGGCATATCATATCAAAGAGTTTAAATATCCTCCTGAGGATGAATAGGACTATTATATTATGGAACTATTTTTATTGGATTTAAGTTTTTAGGTTTATTAGTTGTTAGTTTAGATTAAACTCATTCTTATGGGATGCGGTTATTACCCTTAATTGGCTGGGAAGTTAGTTAAGGGTCTTTTTGTGTGAGCATGTGTGCATGTGGGATTTGTGGGAGATCCTAGCCTGGATCTCCTTTAATATAGGGATCAAAAAGTCCAGGTACTTATTTCTGGGAATCTCCTTTATCACGGGACCATAAAGGATGAGGTACTTATTTCGGATCCTCTTAATATAGGGATCAAAAAGTCCAGGTACTTATTTCGGACCACGGTTGATGCAATATGAAAAAATGAAAAATAAAAATAAGGGACAAAGATTTTTACTTTATCCCTTATTATTTTAAATACACAAATTAGTCATGTATCATTATATTTAAAATTCTATTATAAATATATTATACACACCATATTTTTTTAAATAGATAACTATTATCTTTTATTGATTTTTTAGCTATCTTGTGAAAGTGCTTTTTAACAATTCGCTTTTTCATATTACTAATAAATTTGCACTCGATTAAAACGTAAAATAATACTTATAATATCATTATCAAAAGTAGTGATATTAATATCACTATTAATAATGTTATTGCAATATTCATTTAAAGTAGTAAGTAACTTACTTATTACCTTTTTATTCTTTGCTTTTTTAGCGTTTAAATGCTTTATAACTAAAAATCTAAGAAAGTTTATTGTTTCATTATCTTTATAATTATAAAAGCGTTTAAACGCTGCAAAGATAAAATCAATATTTAATTGCATACCTTTTAGAATTAAGAAAAAGGTAGCAAATTAATTTGCTACCTTTTAATATTAGTTACTTAGTACTACCTTTTTTATTTTTTGTAGTACTATCTTTCTCATTTAACAAAGTATTGAATTTTTCTAGTCCTTTTGTTAAAATTTCTTTTTTAGTTTCTTCAGTATTTGCAGAAGAAACAGAAGACAAAGAAAAATCATTTACTTTATAAACAGAAGCATAAAAGTTAGAAAAATCTTTTGCAAGATTTTTAGCTTTTTCGCTATCTGTAATATTAATTATTGAGCTACAATAATTAAACATTAATTTACGCAATTTTGTGCGCAAAGATTTTTTATTATCGACACCATCAAAAATTTCTTTTTTGTAAATACTTTCTTTTGCACCACCTTTATTTGTTTTTAAAAGGTCGTTACTGAAAAATGAATTTAAATCAAAACTACTCATAATTAAATAATTTTTAAATTAATAAATCTAGTTATTTGTTCTCTTATAAACCTATTTATAAGTTTCTTTGTCTTAGTTACTTTATTACGTTTTTATTTATTTACGTATAACTAATTTACAATAAATCAAATTATAACTAATAACTCTTTATTAGTATAGCATTTATTTCTAAATTGCACTGCAAAGGTACGACAAATTTTTTAAACCACCAAATAATTTTCTAAAAAATTTTGAGAAAATAATTAATTTTTGATTTAAATCAAGAAAATAATGAATTTTAGATTTTTTAATATTAAAAATTTGTTTTTCTCAAAAATTTTATTATTAGAGTGATTTTTCTCTATATTCTATATAATGAGTACTATATTATAATATTTGATTTAAAGTAATTGTGTGCGCACACAAAAATGCTTTTTCTATTAATTGGTACAATTATATATCTAATTAATTTTAGATACCTTAAAACGCAAATTTTAATTTTCAAAATATTTATAGTTAAAAATTTAAAATTTTAGATTTAATTAATATTTTTCTTAAAATTCTTGAAAATAAAATTTTGTCAAAAATTATGGCAATTAACGGTACCCCTAAGGATTTTCGGCCATAAATGTCGCATGGGTATGGTTATACCGGTATGATGGTATATAAGGTATAAAGGGTAGATACATACAGGGCCATTGATGGTAAATCAAGGTATTAAGTAAAGGCTCCTATAAAGGCCATAGGCGGTCAAAATTGCCTGGGCTATGTCGCTAATATTATATTACTGGTATAAGGATATAGGATGCTGTCACTTGGTTAGCAAATGTAGGAACTGGGTTAGCGTTGGTAAAGTCCCTGGGCCATTAATAGAATAGCTAGGTACACTAACACATTAAAGCCCTACCGGTATGTATAAGGTAGGGCTATGGTTTATATAAGTGATACTAGCGTTAAGAATGTAACCAGTATAAGTAAATATACTACTGTTAAGTGTTTCTCTCTAGATGATGCCTGGAGGAAAGGTCCGGCAATGATAGTGAATAGTTCTTTCATATGTGTAAAGTGTTAAGGGAGAAAGTGATTAGCCTTCTCCCTGGTTAATATTATTTGTGAAGATATGAGAGATCGTAATCCTCATAAGCCCCTGGTTGAATGTTATTATATATGTTATCGGTATCATTAGGATCTCCGTGATAGTAGCGATCCTCGAAATCATTGAGTAACTCTGTTATGTGAGGATCTTGGATTAAGGCCTGGAATTCCTTGTTAGGATCCTCCGATAGATTGGCCTTACCGATAAGCATATAGTATAATGACCAGAATGTATCTGGGATATAGTCAAAGTAATCATCATCGCCTAATGATATATCAGTGTTAACGATTTCCTTTAGTTTATCTCGTAGGGCATTGATTTTAGGATCAAGTGCCTCTAGAGTTAAAGGAATATAGATAAGCATTGCGCTCTCTTGTGCAAGGTAATCCTGTATGCCCTGGATATCGTCCTCTGGCAATGCAAAGAATGGATTACCTTCTGTGATGATAAGATCCTCCTCTATGGTATTACCCCAGTTATGGATGTACTCTCCAGTGTAGGAAGGAACCAAGATAAATGGTTCCTTTTTGAAGTTAGCAACTGTGTTAACGATCTCTGAGATTGAATTAAATGTTGTCATAATGTATAATGTTTAACCAATAGTAAATGTACCGATAATAAGATTTGTATTCTTGATATAGGTAGTATAGTAATGACCAGCATTTTCTGTAAGGTCATTGACCATGTGGAAGAAATTAGCAAGCTTAACTTGAGCTTCGGCTAATGCCTTAGATGGGAAGTTAGTGGTCCATGATCTCTGGAATACGTAAGTGTAAACGAATTCCCCATTGGAGAGTTTCTGCATAGAGATCTGAGTGAGAACCAAGTTACGAGGAAGTAAAGATACAAGTTCCTCGATCTCCTTCTGTTCATCGATAGTTGGATGAGTGATACCATCCTTAGAGACCTCGTGCCAGTATGTATAAAGCATACCGATAGTTGCAGCATTACCCTTAGATGAACCTTCGTTGTTGATAAATGTTTTCTGTGTCATGTGATTTGAATTTTAGGAGGGAATTAACCCTCGGTTATTAATAATGTTATTTATAATTTTCAACTGCAAAGGTACGAATTTTATTTTAAATATACAAATATATTCTTTATTATTTTTAAAATGCTATGGTTTAAGGTTGGAATGTATCTAGGATATGATTATTGATGAGTATTTAAGCGGCCATTAACCGTATTCAATCACGTAGAAAAAGAGCCTTTAATTCTAGAGCTTTTAAGTATCTTCCATTAGTATTTATATTGGCCATTAACGGACTTATTCTAGGATATTAAGGTACCTTGATTGCTCTATAGGTACACAATCCCCATTGCCTATATTACTGGTATGGTACACAATTATATTAAATCCCAGACCTAAATTGTGTACCTTGATCACAAAAAATTACCTTAAAAGTGTACACAAAATCCTCATAAAGTGTACACAAAATTACCTTAAAAGTGTACACAAAAT